TCCCGCAGGTCCGCCACTTGTTTCTCGACGGCCCGGATCGCCTCCGTAAGGCTCTTCTCCGTCTTGTCGCCGCTGTTATTTGCGGACTTTAGCGCGGCGGAAAGCGAGGTGGCATGGTTGTGGGACTCGAGCGCGAACCGAACGTCTCGCTCGGCGATCTGCTTTTCGACGCCTTTGAACATCTCGTCCCGAAGCGCAAATTCGGCTTTCATCAGCGTAGTCTGCGCCGCGATAGCGCGATCGATCGCCGTGGGAACGCGCACGAGGTCGTCATGGGCGAGACGAATTGCTTCCGTAATCGCGGTAAGGCGCGCGTGGATCGCTAGAATTTCGGCGCCCATCTGTTCGGATGCGGGACCAACCGTCATTCAGGTAGCCGCGAAGTCTGGACCGACGCGCCCCAGCGCCGCGCGCAGATTGCCCATCGCCGTAGCCGAGAGGCCCGCGAGCTCGAAGAGCTCGGGGATTTGCCACGGATCGCCCGCGACAGACGCGAGGATCGCGCCGATATTCTCGCCCCCCGACGCCGTTAGATTGATGACCGCGGCGGGCGGCAATTCGAACGACGCCGGATCACACACGACCCGCAGAGCCGCGCAGGGGAGCCCGTGCACGGCAGCGACCCTGACGGCGATGAAAGTCTCCTCATCCACCACGTCCGCGCTCGTAGCCGCCCGCAATGCCGCCTTGTCGGCCATCCTGGCGACGGCCGTAGGCGACCATGCAAACCTGCCGTAGCTCACGGGAGAGGGCGTGGCCGGGGGCCTTCGTAGCGCGACCCAGAGCCGATGCGCCCAGTCGACATCGAGCGTGATTACTTCGCCAAGATCGCCGCGAACGATGGTGCCGATAACCGCATCGCCGACGCGCAGCGCGGGATTGAGGCCGCCGCAAATGCCGACCGAGATTATGCGCTCGGCCCCGCCGGCGATCGCCGCCTCCAGGTGCGAGGCCAGCGCGAGCGCATCGCCGGCGCCGACGACGATGAGGGCGCCGGGGCGCTCGCCGATGGCGTCCCGCTCAGACGCCATGCCGCAGACGATCGCAATCTTTCCCGTCATGCCCGGTTGTTCCTTTCGATCCGCGCGAAGATCACGATTGCCGGCAGGATCGCCACGCAGACTGCGCCCGGCCACCAGATTTGCGCCAACTCGGCGACGGCCCATACGGTCGCGGCAAAACTCACGCCGAGGAGGAAGTTGATCAAGACGACAGGTCTGGCAACCCACACTTTTTGACGAACGCCACCAGCGCAGCGCCCTGTCCGGGATTGACACTTCCTGTGTAGTCTATACCAGCGCCGGAGACATTCATCGTCACCGTATCGGTTGCCGGATCGACCTCTACTGAGACGACGTCATGGAACCAGAAGATCGCGGCAGTTCCCTTGAGAGCGGTGCCGTCGCTGTTGGCGGAACATTCGGTGATGGCATGCGGCTTGCCATCAAGCGACGAATTGATCGTGCGCTTGTTGTCTGCGTCCTGTTGCATAAAGACAGTGTGAGAACCGGAGGCTGAGCTGATGTTGATGGTTGCGCTGTTGGGCATTGGTAAGTTCCTTTCAGGTTGGTCTTTCACAATTAACTCAGTTTCATCCCTCGTCGGTACCGTGCTTCTTCACGTAATCTTCCACTTCCTGCTCGGCCGCTTCCCCCTCCTCAATCATCTTAATCTGAGCCCGCGCGTTGGCGCGTTGAGCCTCGCAGTAGGCCGCGAGAATCGTCTGATCCGACATCGCGGCCTGATCCCGCAAGCGTTTGAGGTTCCTCTTGGTCTCTTCGCTGGCTTCGTCTTGAGCTGTCATAAAATTGCCTCTCAGGTTCGCCTCGACGCCTAGACTACCATCATTGGTGTTTATTTGTCGTCTGGACGTTTCATCTCACGAATGATCAATTCGTTATCGTCCCAAACCGCTACTATCTGTGTGGTGAGGGGCTTAACAATGATCTCCTCGCCGTCCTTTCCAGGCGCTGCGTTGCGAGAACGGCGAATCACTTGCACCGGCCATCCCGCATGAGCGTCGATAGTTACGTTTGTGGTCATTTTCCTACCTTTCAGTTGGTCTTTCAGTCAATCCCTAGCCCAATGAGTAGGCCAGCGGATATCGGCGATCGTGTGCAGCACTTCGCCAGATCGCGGGTCTTCGATTTGCACGGTGACTGAGGCCTCGGGAGGTCCCAGCGAAGCAAGCCAAGCATTCCAGTCATCCGAGCTTATGACGAGCGTCAGCATGTTGCCTTGGATGAGGCAACGCGCGCCTGATGAGCGGGTCATGGGCGCGCCTTAGTCATATCCGGAGTCCATCCGCCAGCCGCCTTCTGGATGTCAATGGACTGGTCTATGATCTGACCTGTGAGCGTGTTGATAAGGTCGTGGTAAGGACAGGTCTTGCCCCTAGTCGCCAGTTCCGTCGCCAGCGTCGCGATCTGCTTCGCTGAGTTCAGAATAGCGTCTCTGTTGTCTATCATGGCTGTCGCCCCTTTCATCAGTTGGTGATGGCGACTTCGCGGATCGCCCCAGCCGCTCGCTCGTGAAAGGCCAGAAATTCCTGGCTCTCATCGATGGTAAGCGGACGCTGCGGAATGCCGCCGTCTGCGGCTAACCATTTCAACCATGCGGAGAAGGCATCTGCGGCCGTGGTGCTCTTTCCGGTTGCGACCGCCTGCTCGGCGTAGTGCGCGCACAAGCGAGGGAAGCAGTCTGGGAGCCTTTCACGCAATTCAAGGATGCTGTTAGTGGTCATAGTCACAGACTCCGTCAGTTAGCGGTAGGCGTCGGCGTAGGCGTTGTAACCGGGATAGTCGTATCTGCCTGAATCGCCGTCCAAGCCGTCAGCAGCGTGCCAAAGGCAGCCGTGATATTGGTTGGAGGATTATCGCAGATCGCCTTCACGGCGAGCGCGGCTTTCTGTTCGTCCGAGATTTCGGCGGCTGATAGCTTGGTTTCGAGTTCGCTGAAATATCCTTCCGCGACAGCGACGATCGTGCATGCGGCCGGTATATCGTTTTTGGCTAGCGTCGCCAGCGTGTTGTTGATCGCCGTCGTTGTTGAATTGTTACATCCGCCGCCGAGCATCGGAAGGATGAGGCATGCGGTGAGAGCGTATTTTTTCATTCGGCTGGTCCTTTCGTTTCTTCACGCCGCGCGATCTCGGCGTTGATGTGACTGATCGCGACGTCAAACATGGCTGCGGCGGCATAGTCGTGATGCTCCCGCGACCAAGCGCGGAGCTTGACGCAATCGGCGCAGACGAGCGCGAGCAGCGGGCAACTCATCGATGCGGCGGTCTGGTCGAGCAGATGGGCGAAGTCCCTCATGCCAGCGCCAGCGTTCCGATCAGACTTGCCCCTCTCAGCAGTCCGGCGCATGTCGCCAATTTCCAGAGGAACAGCAAAATAAGTATCGCGATGATGCCTCCAATAACGATCTGGATGATGTTCCAATATGGCGTGCCAGTGATGTTGACGAACCACGAACCGAACGCAGCCCGGAGCAATGCGAGGATCACCAAAACGACGATGATGAAGATCGCAACCTTGAAAATCAGATCGATGCCAAAACCGCACATGGTAAGCTCTCCTCTCAATGACCCCTACTGAATTGCGTCGGGTCTACTGGATGAACCGGGTCGTAGATAATCTGCGAAGAAATGGCCGGGGTAATGCTCATCTTGGTCGCAAGTAGCATCGTGGCCGTTTGAACGGACTGGCCTGCGAAGAACGCCTTCGAAATATCCGTTGCAATCGCAATGGCTGCGGTGATGTCGAGCGGGATGTTGGTCCCGCTGGCCAGGGCTGCACCGGCGACCTGGGCGAAAGGAAAGCCCTCCAGGAATACGAGGAATTCGTCGAGTGGTTTCGTCGGCGCTGACGCGACAGGCTTGGGCGTGAAGACGGATAGGACCGGCTGGACGTACCCCCAGATCGTCGCGAAGATATTCATGGTCGCGGGGTTCCGTCGGGAAGACGTGTGACCGAAACATTTACCCACATCGCGTTCGATCGATGTGCGCGGATGACGAACGTCTTGTCTGGACCCTCCGGCAGTTCCTTTTCGAGAACGTCGCCGTATGCCTTTGCCGCCTCCCGAAGGCGCGCCATCGTGGCGATTTGCTCGTCGGTCGGCTTCAGATATTCATAGGTTGAAGAGTGCATTGAGTTATCCTTTTGTTTAGGGCTTTTGATCCTAGGCGGCCTTGGCTTCCGGACCCTTCAGCGGATGATCCACCGACTGAACCATCGCAGTGGACGGGACGACCTTGACGCCGTTGTCGGCGTCGTTGACGGCTGCAATCTGGGCGGTCGGCGTATGCGACCGCGTTTTGTACCAAGCCAGGCCAGCCGCCACGCCTCCCGCCGCCAGCATGACGATGTCGTTGGCAAACGATGATTGATCGGCGGAAGGTATCAGCCCCTTGCTGGCCGCCCATGCCGCAATGCCGGTGGCCGCATAGCCGGCGACCGTCGTTAAAATGCTCTTGAGTTGCGGGTCCATAATCAGTTCCTTCACCGAATGCCTTTCATGCCGGGATGGCCCTTTGCAGCGCCGGATCACTCGAGCGCGTGCGCATAAGCCGCCTCGGTCAGCCGACCGGGAACGCCATCCGGCTCGAGCCCCGACGCGGCTTGGAAGGCCTTGACGGCCGTCTGCATGGCGCGCGCCGCGATTTGCGCCGGCGTCAGAGGCAACGGAGGCGGCGGAGGCGATACAGGAGCTGGCGGCGCGGCGATCGGCCCCAGCACGCCCCGCATGGCCGCCACGCGCGCGAGCATGTCCGGCTTCGTGACCTGAGACCCAGGGCACGAATGATGATCCGCCGTGCACTCGCGATGGAAATGCAGCCCGCGCGCGCCGAGTGAGAAATTGGCGAGATCGCCCCATTCGAATTTCTCGGCGAGCGCGGCCAGCACGGCCGCCGCATTGTCGCGCACCTTGGCGCCGTCGCCGGTCGAGAACTGATCCTTGGCGCCGATGTCGTAGTCGCCGACCATCTCGATACCGAACGTCTCGTAGTTCCAGCACGAGACCGAGACGCCCGGCAGCGTGAGGCTGCAAAGCGCCCAGACATAATCCGGACAGACCACCAGGTGCGGACCGGCGTGCCAGCCCATCCCCTCATAGTAGCGGTTGAGGCTGGCGCCCCACCGCTCTTGCGGCGTCGGCCCGTAGGCGAGCCATTGCGCGAGCGAGGGGACACCGGTGTTGTGCAGCGTTGGGAATTTCGGCCGCCACGCGCCGAGCTTCAGCGCAGACAGCATCGCGCGGAATTCCGAGACCGCATAGTGGACCGGCGGATCGAGAAAGGTCGGGGCCATCAAAGCCATCCGTTTTTCGCGGCGTACGTCGACCAGCGGGTTCCCATTGCTCCCCGCCGTTCGAGTGCATCCTTGGCGCCGGCGCGCTCGAAGAACTTGCATCCGGCAATTCCGCCTTCGCTCGCCGTCGCCGCCGCACGAAGCTCGGCCAGCCCGAGCGAGGGGAAGGTTTGTAGTTCCCACCATGCCGCGGCGCACTGCTCGTCGAGCGGCGGAAACGCTCGGATATCGATACCGATCTTCTCTTTGATTATAGCGATGCGAACGCCATGATGCTGCCACATCCCGAACGCGGAATCATGGTCGCCGACGGCGTCGAGCTTGAACGCCGACTCGGCCTCAGCCTGCGCGACCATGCCGAATGAACCCGCGGCCGGAAGCCCGTAGCCTCTGAACTCGTCGAACACGGCCTTGGCGGCGGCGAAGAAAGAGGCGTCCGAAGCCGAAGGCCAGACGGGTAGAGTGAGGGTTATCATGCGCGCGAAGTCCCTTGTGGCCTTGTTTCGATTTGGCTATTGTTGGATGTGCGGAGGGAGCAAAATAAATATGAGGCCTTTTCTTCTGACCTTATTTACGATCGCCGCCATGTTTCCGGTTTACGATCGCCGTAAGTATTATGACTGCGCCGAGGTCTCAGGAGTGGCGTGGCGAACTAACTGGCTAGCTAACAGGACTCTTGTATGTGGCTTAGTTAGCGATGGTATTGTGGAGGCCTCAGATTACTTCGAGGTAGATGGAATTGTAATCAAAGGACAATAATTTTCACCACGTCACGCTTTTCGGCCCGTAATAGACAAACCCGGTCGCCAGCGCCCCACGAATCCATTGGTTGTAAGCATTTTGGTTGCCCTCGATGCAGGCGACTTGATCGAGGGAGTTGAAGGCGTAGCCCATGTCGGTCCAGACGAGGCTTGTAATTCCTGCGTCGAAATTGTCGCACCGCCAGAACGAGAGCTTGTAGGTCGATCCGCCGTTGGTGCTCATCCAGCCGTAGACGAGAAGCGACGGGTAGGTGTGGCCCGGCGCGGCGGCGCTGAAACCGAACGCCCAGACGTCGCTTAGTTTGTAGGCGCTATTGGTCACGCCGTTCCACGACGCGCCGCCGTTAGCAGAGTAGAGTAGCGGGTTGGTAAACGAAGTTGGTGTCGAATCCGGCCCTGCCGTCCAGAATAGGTTGCCGACTTGCCCGAAAGCAGCTTTGAGTTGCGACGATCCCTGATCGCCGGAGTACAGAGCGCCGGTAAAAACTTTCGTCCAGGTGACGCCGTAATTGGTCGACGCGTACACGCCCGGGGCCGTGCCGCTTGAATTGTTATAGGCGTAGACCGTTCCGGCCGTCACGCCATCGCAGCAGACAGTGTGCGCGTCTGGCGCGAAACCTCCCGGCTTCCAGCCAGTGCTCGGCAACGACGCCGGCTGAGTCCATGACGCGCCGCCATTTTGGGTCTCATAGAAGGCGTCCCCGCTGAAATCGACCGCGCACATCTGTGTCGATGTCATGACCGCGAGGCAATCCCATGGACCGCTGAGCGGCTGTACAACCATTGCTGTCCAGATGTTGGAGACACCACCGTCGGTCGCGTAGTAGAGGGCGCCGGCGGATAGGATCACGACGTAGCTCGCGTTGTTCTTAGCGAAATCCGCCCCGGCCCCATAGCGAATCGTCTGGCTGTTGTCCGGCGCGTACGCGCTCTGCGGGCTGTTGGGGTTCTGGATCACCCACGCTGGCCGGTCCCACGCGCTCAAGATCGGTGGCCCGCCGGGAGGCCACACCACCCAATTGGCGACCAGCGATTCCTGGCCCAGCGTCATGCTGGTCCAGGTGATCGTCCCGCTGGTGGGCTGCGACGTGCAGTAGAGCATGCCGATGCCGATGGCGCCCCAGATCTTGCCGGTTACGGCGTTGTCGAACGCAATCTTGTTCATGTTCAGATAACTGGACGTCGGCTGGCCCGGGAAACTCCACGATATCCAAGGTACGTCAGGCGAGTTCACTTGTTCACTGGTAGTGGTTCCGATCCAAGACACGGAACCAGCGGTGGCCGTGTTGGCGTTGGTCGAGACCAGCATCTGCCCATCGAACAGGCCCAGCACAACGTGAGCAGGGTTTGTCGGATCGACAATCAGAGACGCGGAACTGATCGAGGTTATTCCAGTGTTGATCGCGGCCCAGGTTCCACTCAGCAGCCGGTAGGGCTGCCCCGTCGTGGGGTTACTGAGGGCATAATAGGTTCCGTCGCTGCCGAACCCGGCGTAGATGACGTCGGTCGGAGCGCCGCTCGAAGCGCCCCACGTCGAGCCTCCGTTCGTGCTGAGATAGACCCCGGTTCCATAGACCCCGATCGCAATCGTGCTGCCCAGCCACGACATGCCATAGTAGCCATAGCTGCTGTTGGCGCTCGGGATCGTGCCAGGATCGAGACGCGTGGCCGAAGTGTGGCCAGTGACGTGCCAGAGGCCGCCGGAGCTGCCGGGAACGCCGATATAGGCTTCCGCGTCGTTGAGCGGATTGATTACGATCATCTGCCCTTGGGCGTTGATCGATCCGTTCGGGCTGGGCACTCCAGATGTTATGGCCGTAATCTGCGTCCAAGTCGCGCCCTTGTTGGTGCTGATCATGACGCCTGAATAGGGGCTAGATGCCTCGAGGTTGCCGCCGTATATCACGTAGATCGTGTTCGAATTGCTCGGCGCACTCTTGGCGTAATAGACACCGTTGTAATAGGTTGCCGAGACTTGTGGGTTCGGCATCGACGTGGCGTTGAGCAGATTGGTCCACGTGCCGCCGCTGGTATTGCTCAGCCATAGGCCGCCGACATCCACCCAGGCGAGGAAGGTTCCGTCCGTCGGGTTGATATCGAGCCCGATGACGTTACCGCCGCCGCCGATCTGCAGGTCGTACCAGCCAACTGGGATAGTCGCCGGCGGCTGAAAGAGGCTGGTGAGGACGGCCATGCGGTTTCAGCCTTTCCCTGATGTGACGGGGCTGCCCGCCACGCCGCCGCCAGGGATCGCGTAGCGCGTCAGCATCCCGACGGCGCCCCTACAGCGACCAGGAATGTGTGCAGTCGGGAATAGATATTGCTGATCTGTGTTCCGGTGAGCCCGCCACCGATAAAAGCATAAGCTAGTTGATCAGCATCGAAGAGACCAGCCGTCCCACCCTCGTTGAGGGCTCCTATAAAGATGTTGGCATTGGCCAACGCGCCAGACGTATCGCTTCCGCTGAAAGCGGATGTTCCATTTAAATAAAGCGCAACAGTCGATGAAGTCGTCCTAGTTTCTATATAACTACCTTGTGCACTGAATGGCGACGGCGTATCCTGAAGGTAAGTGTTTCCAGTCAATTCAAATTCAAGAGGGCCGCCAGCGCTGAGCAACGGTGCAATTAGATTTGCAAAAAAATTGACAGTTTCCTGGTTGCCAATAGCGTTGTACGATTGTTGCGCCGTTCGACTGGTCAAAGTGCATTCGCCGAGCGACGCCGAATTTTGTGTGTAGTTGACGCCGCTTGTCGACGTATTATATCCCGTATCAAAATATCCTGTAGACCCATCGCCAGTATATCCAGCATCGGCTGCAAATGTCTCTGTACCATGGACGGTCAAGCTGAAGCTGGTTGAAACCAGGTTTAGGTTGGCGGTCGTCGTCGTATTTGTGGCGAAGACCCAAAGGCCATCCATCAGCGACCAAGTCCCGTCCGTCACCATTCCGCAGATCATGATCTGATAAGCGCTGATTTGCGTGCCTGAGAGGCCGCTGGTGCGGGCGAGGAATGTCGCGGAAGTGGGGCATCCGGCGCCGCCGCTAGACTGCGGCGGGAAGCGCACCGCCGCACTAGACTGCCCGATCGGACCGACGGCGATCGGCGCGGAGAGTCCATCCGCCCATGCCGGCGCCAGCAGAGCGAGCGCGGCGCAGGATGCCAGCAACCAGGAGCGCGCCATCAATAGGTCTCCAGCACGGTCACGGTTTCCGTGCCGGTCGCCACGATGCAGTAGAGCGCCGCGGTCGTGTTGATCGTCAGGCTTGCGCCGACAATGCCAGGAAGCAGCATGCCGGTCGATGTGGTGACGCCAGATGCGCCGACGTAAACCGCAGTGGTCCCGGTGTTTTCGATCGTCGCCGAAATCCTGGCCGTGCCAGATGCGCCGGTTCGCGCCGAGAGAAACGACGTCGCGGTCGAAGCGCAACTGACCTGGGTCGCGGCGAAGGCTGCAGAGCCCTGCTGCTCCACATCGAATGAACTGCCGCCGGCTAAGGCCGGTGACGACATCCACAGCAGCGCGAACGGGGCGCCAAGCCACTTTTTCATGGTGACTGTTCCTTTCATGTCTGGGCCGCGCCGAGAGCCGCCAGATTGACTGCGACGTTGGCCGCTCCGCCCGGTCGCATCACCATCTTGTCGGACAGCAGCACGGGCACACCGGGGGCCTCGGGGCTCTCCCGCTTGCAGCTTCCCGTCACCAGCACGTCGAGCATGACGTCGCCGTAGACCAATATCTGCGGGCGGCTCATCAGATTATCACCACGCGCGTTTCGCGCGCGCATTCGAGCGGGCCTTGCCCGCCAACCTCTTCCAACTCAGCGGTTGTCACCAGGACGGTCTCGGTTCCATCCGCGCTGCGCTCGCTATCCCAGCGGTAGACCGGCATATCTTGCGGCATGGCCTGCAGTTTCTCGATCAACTCAGCTACGGTCATGCGCCAACCTCTAGGAAATCCAGCGCCGGCCGTCCGAATGCCTGTTCGGTCCAGCCCGACCACGACCGCACATACGGGGCGATGGAAACCTTGCGGATGCGCCATCCCCCGAGGAATTGCTCAGCCGGGCGCCACAAAGCCGGGCCGCGCACGACATGCCCGGCCAGTGCCGTCATCGGCACGCCGCACAAAATTATGCGCTCAAAACCGAGTTGTCGGGCGACGGCGATGGCGAACAGGCCGGAGGAGCCGCGCCAGTCCTCGGTCGAATGCGTCACGGCGGGGTAAGACTTGTGCTTGACGTGCGCCCAGACCTGCCCCGGATCGGGGAAGCCGGCCGCTTTGCGCTCTTCTAGCCATACCGCCAACTTTTGCGGATGCAGGCTGATGGCGAGGCATGGCCGCTCGAAGCGCGGGATCATGTCGTTGATGACGAAATAGGTCGGCGTGACGCCGGTTCCTGCGAGCAGCGCGTCAGTGGCCGCCATCTCTTCGATGACCGAAGCCGCGCCGCCGATAACGACCGCGACCTTCGCCGAGTCCACGAAAACTAGCGGCTGATCTATCGCGGCTTGGCTGGCGTCGCTGTCGACGTAGGTGGTGGCGAAGATGAGGGGTGCCGCTCGTTGCTCGCCCAAAGTCTGTACGGATCGAATCCCCCCGGCCCGTTCGGATATTGGTTCGATAACAGCGGCGGCCTGGGCGGGAAGAATCGCCTTGGAAACTTCTCCTCCGAGATTTTCATGTCGTATCCCATCCGGCTTGATCCCTTCGAAACACAGCGACTCGATCGCATTGAACTTCTCGCCGATGACCTTGCCGTGGCCCTCCAGGCCGCGCAGGACGGCAAAGTCGGATTGCCCCGGCGCTTGCCTCGCCAGCTTCTCAAAGCCAGCGTAGCACAGCGTTGCGCACAGCAGCGAGGCCGTCCATGCGGTCTTATGACCGTGGGCGTAGAGGATCGCGTGCATCGCCCCGCGCCGGGTCGCGCCGATCGTCTGCCACTTGGTCGTAAACCTCCAATACTCCTCGTCGCCATTGTCCATTATCTGTTCGAGCGACGGCACTGTGATCCGGATCAGGCCGCCCGACTTCAGCACCCGGAAGGCCTCCTCGAAAAAACGGATCGCGGCATAATAGTCGACGTGCTCGATGCAGTGCTCGGAGAAGATCGCATCCGCCGAGTTGCTCTCGAACGGCAGCGGCTTCTCGATGTCGATCTCAGCGTCCATGTTGCGCCAGCCGTCGAGCTTGTTGCTCCCACAACCGAAGTTCAGCTTGACGGCTGGCGACGCTACAAGGTCGGATCGGGTCCTATCAACGGCTTGGTCGGGTCCCACGTCATTTCGCATTACCTCCCTTCCACTGAGGGCCTTGCGTAGAAACCTGGAATAGACCTCTATATCGCTGTGGCAGTGCGTCACCCAATCCAGGTCCAGCGCCTCGACATTATCGCGGCTGATCTGGTTCTTGTCGCCGCGCCATGCGCGCCAGCCCATCATTTTCAGATTGGCGCTCACGATCTGCCGCACGACGACCTCCGGCGTCGGCGCAACGGGGCGGCTTGGCCAATCATATTTTTGCGCGAAATTGCAAGTGCGAAGATAATCGACGCTGAAGAACATCAGCCCAGTTTCCAGCCATGCGGGCCAACTGCGATCCGTGCCGATGACGGGCGTAGACACGACCTTGGTTTTGTCGCGCGCCATCTCTATTATGACGTCGCGCACTGGCAGCCGGAACAGGCTATCACCCTCTATGTGGGCGACATATTCGTACCCGCCGTCGATCGCCGCCTGCAGGCCATAGCAGAAAGCGCGGCCCCAGCCATCCCGCCCCCGACGCGACAGATGCCCGACGTTGTCGCCAAAGTCGAAGATGCGACGCTTTGCCCTGGCAGTGCCGACGTAGGGCAAAAAACTGGAGATGCCAGCAACCTCCTTCATTCGCGGAGAGGCGCTGTCGACGATCAGCAGGTCGCAATCCGGATTGAGCGCTTCCGTGAGCGTGATCCAGTAGCCCATCAAAGCAACGCGATGGTCCGAATCGACGTAAGCGGTGCCGAAGATCAAAGTGTTGGCCTTGCCTCGAATGTGCTTGGCGAGGAAATCGTCCAAGCGCGCAAATGCCGGCTCTAGCGTGATGGTCTTGTCGCAGGGGCATATCCCGGCGTTTGGCGTTTTCACTGTCACGTCGCGCTTGCAATCGTTGTGCTGGTCGCAGGGCCTGTCCGGGTTAATTCCGAGCGTCGGAGCGAGATGCGCGCCGCCTCGCTCGGTGGTGAGATAGCTCTCCCGGCCGCCATAGACGACGACGAGCGGCGTTCCGACGGCCTGGGCGAGCACGGGGCCAAATCCGGCATTGCCGAAGAAAAGAGCAGATTCGGCGAAGAGCGCAGCCATGGTCTGGAAATCCAGTTCGCCGCGGTGCAACTTGACGTCGGCGTCCTGCTCCGGCCCGACGATGGATTCCTTCCCGGGTTCCAGATCGGCGATGCTGACCACAAAGAACAGATCCCGGATGCGTTGGAACAAAGCGGCGTAGGCGCTCTCATCCGGATTGCGCATCGCGCCGTTCCACTCATTGCGCAAGACGATCGGCCGATAGACCATCAAGGGCTTCCCCTTCATCTCCCATCGGCTGATGAGTTGCAGCGCCGCAGTGCGCCACTCGGGAGGAATGGGAAGGCTGAAATCGGGCTTGACGCCGCCAACGCCGCCCTCGGCCATCATGGTCTCGACGATACTTCCGTCTCGTTCGATTTCCTTTCGGTGATACCAAAGCTTGATGCGCCGGGCGCTACGGGGCGGCTCTGGGGAACGCGGAAACATGCCGCGCTCGCGCGCTATCGTCTTGGCCTGCGCTCGGAGGCTCGTCGGCCGGAAGAGCAGCTTCAGGCCCTGTTTGACGAGATCATGGTAGAGCAGATAGTGGCATGTTTCCAACCATACATCGCGGGTTTTCATCAGCTCCCGGACGACGGCGCGCTGGTGCAGGTTATCGCCGATGCCCCACATGCCGACCACGACCAAGGGAGGCTTCTGCCCATCGACCGCCGCAACCGAGACGGGCGGATCGACCTCGCTGATCTGCAGCTCGCCCTCCCGACGGATGCGGTTGGCCGCGCTGTCGCTGAGGTCGACGCCGCGCAATGTGGCGCCGGGAGCAATCGGGATCGGACGTAAGTTCGCCAGCCCGTCGTAGATCACGCGGGCGCCGCGCATCCGGTTGGTCAGGTCATATCTCACTGCGGCGCGCGATACCGTCTCGTACATTCTCCGAGATTTCAGCATCGCTCTTTCGGTGGAACGGGAATGGCTCTTCGAAGACGCTATCGGTGTTCTCGACTACGCGATTCGCTCTGACAAAGTCCTCGCCAACTAGTCGGGCCGCCTCCCGCTGATGCTGGCGAAAGGCCAACACAACCCATTCGGATAGCCGCTTGATCTCGCCTGCTTTCAGCGATTCCGGCTGCTTCACGCCACGCTTGGCCAAGTGCAAGATGGGTTCCTTGACGGTCATGCGTCGGCTTCCTTTCTCGCGGGGCTGAGCGGCGGCATGCCGCGCTGGATGCGCTGAACGTCGCGGCTCGCTGGCGTCAACGGCGCGCCACCGCGCAGCGTCGCCTCGTAGCCGTTTTCCTTCAGCCAGGCTCGGCTCTCGGCAAGCATCGGGTCGGTCGCATCGAGCCATTGCAGCCGGGCCTTGTGAGCCATCGCCAGCGGTGCCAGCGGCCCATAGTGCGCCATCGCCGCATCCAGCGTCGGGTTGCGGAACAAGGCGTCGCGCTTGGCAAGAGACTCGCGCAGGTCGTTGCTCGGCATTGTTCGGAACCTCACTTTCATGTCGGTCCCTGGGGGCCATGCAAGCTAGGGTCTGGCTTGTACGGAGTGATCAGCGCTGTTGGGGTGAACTGGCCTTTGGGGTTGGCTACAGTCTTGCCTGTGTCTGGATCTATCATAACCCCGGTCCTGCCGGTGTTCGTCCCCTGCTTCCAATTGCTGCTGCCGTGCAACATGATGTCCGGCTGCTGGCCCAATCCCTCTATAGAGCCGGAAGTCTGGCCCGTATCTGGGTTCGTCTTCTGGTTGGGTGGAACCGGTTTGCCGTTTGCGTCGATGAAAAGGCGCAGCTTCGTAGGGTCGCTGGTGTCGAGGGCGATGCCGGTGAACATCTGAAATTCAGCCAGTTCGATATTGTAGATGTTGTCCACTTGGTCTGGCGTGGCCGGGAAGCCCATCGCGGCCATGGCCGAAGGAAGGCCGGCCGAAGTGTAGGAGAACGTCGGCTTCACGATGCCGGTGTTGTTCTCTATCACATAGCTGTTGTTCCCGGAGAGAACACTTTGGCTGTGGAATCTCGCCACCGTTTGAGTAGTCCAGTACGCATACGCAGAAAGCAGTGCGTTCGGGTCCGAGTACCCAGGAGACTCGGTAGTCAGACCGTTCGGCCAGAACTCCGACATCCCATCCTTGTCGATATTCACCCCGTCCAACGCGATCCAAGCCTGCGTCGCGCTGGTTGTGTTCGACGCTGGGTCTGGGGGCGCTCCGTCGTTGGCCTCTCTCCAGGTTCGCCCGTGTGTGTTGATTTCGTTGCTCAGGTCAATTGAGAACAGCACGTGGTGCCAATGATCCGGCGTGATCGCCAGCGCCCAGGTATCCGTGGACCTTGAAGATTCCTGCCCTCCGAGCTCAAAAAACTCTGGCGCGAGGTCCGTGTTTGAAACGTCCTCATAGTTCGAGGTAAAAGTATTAGTCGCAAGCGGGGGCCAAAAGGTTGGGAAGTATTGGTCAGTCAAGGGGGGTGTGTATCCATCTATAATTAGATGTTCATCGTTAGTCCAAAGATAATGTCCCCACGCCCCATCTTTTTCAAAGCCTGGACCATGAAATCCGCCCGACGAGAAGCCTTCCGCAGAGTATTGTGTAAACGGGTCAGGAACGGTGGCGGAGGCCTCTGAGTAAGCCAATCCGACTCTGTTCGAACTGTCCGATTTATCCATCTGCAGGTGAATCTTGAGGGTATATAAATCTTCGCCGCTAGCATCAGCGGCTGGAATGCACTCCACCCCTATGTAACACGGCGGCAGCTGCCAATCGCTCAAAGCCAAAGCAGCGGGCTGCGTACTATACGATGAGGTAACCGAAGAGAGGACCACCCACGGGCCTGGATTAAATTCACCCCCTGGCCCCGACCCATTCCAACGATATGTGGTGTTGGTGTAGGAACCTGCCGCGACGGGTGGCGTGCTATAAAAATTGGTGGTTTGAGGCCGCCCGAAAGTCACCAGCGGTACTATCCCCGCCATCGTGGTGTATCGAACACCACCGTTAGTAAGGTTGCCATCTACACTGAATGGTATATTTGGAAAATTAAAGGTTGCATAGGCGTCCCGAGCTTTCTGCAAGGTTTTCAAGGGCACCCTGAACCAAAAAGAGATGATCGCTTTGGTGAAATCGGGAAGACCGTTTGGCAGGTTTAGGTAGCTCATTACGATCCCCCTCCGGTCGGGGCGTTGCTGCCGTCGTTCGGCGAGTCCTGCGCCTTGTCGCCGAACTCCACCGCCAGCCCGCCCCAGCTGACGTTCACGATGGCCTGGAACGGATCGGTGCGAAAGAGCCCCCCAGGCTTGTTTGTCCCAACGTTTGACGCGGAGTCGTCCGGCGGCGACTGAAACAAGTCCTCGATCCCAAGCGGATCAGATGGTGACCGCTGCTTGTTGACCATCACATAGGTGATGACGATTCCCTGCTGGCCGACCGAGATATCGAACGGCGCCGGCGGGAAGCGGATCGGGAAACGATCTGTTACCGATATGTCGACGTATTGGCTGTCGTCGATCGCGCCGTCCTGCAGCGCCTGGGCGTAGTCGGCCCAGTCGATCTGTTGGGATTTTGGCACTTGGGGGGAGGGGTCGCCGACATTTACGGCCGGCATTGTGATCTCGTTATTAAGATCGTTATTCGTGATCCGGAGGGTCGTTGCCTCACGCCCGGTCTGCTGGGTGTCGTCGCCCGTGGCGTTGTTGCGGAAAACCCACTGGACTTCCTGGTTTTTCACGCCCTGCGGTGAGCCACGGAAAGTGAACCATGTCTTTTTGATGAGGGGGATGTTGATGGTCTGCAGCGACGGGTCGGTAGGATCGCCGCCGGGTGACGGCTCCGTGACTGTCAGCGGCTCGTATGTGCGCCTTGACGGCCCTGGAGGCGAAGGCCCCATCGCGACGGTGTTGTCGCCCCAGAGGACGACATAGATGCGATCCTGATGCGTCGCGCCGGTCGGAACGCCGCGCTGGTCGTTGAAGGTGCATTGGTCGATACGCATGACGTCGAGCCAGACGTTCGTATCGGTGATGTTGTCGTTGTCGTCGGTCGGATATATCCGATAGACGTGGGCCTTGCGCGCCGCCGCCATTACATTGCCGTGGTGCGCGAAATCTCGTTGAAGTTGGTCCCGTCGCCGATGAACATGATGGTGAATACCTTGCCCGATACGGTTCCGGTCGCCAGCGTCCCAGTGGACTTGAAATGGGTGCCGAAAGTCAGCGTCCAGGAGGAAGTCCCTGAAGTGGTGACGACCAAGACCATCCGTTGCCCATAGGTGGGTGAGGCGCTGGCGTTGATCGTCTGGCTCGCTCCGGGCGTGCTGGTGAAGACTTCGACGTCTGCCGCCAGCGGGTTGAGACTGATCGTGCCGGTGCCGGCAAGCGCCGACGCTGAGCTGTCAAATGCGAGATCGCCAGAGACCTCCCAGGCATCAGTCCCGATCTTCTGCAGCATCACGATCGAACCGATGGCGCGCGGCTGCGCTATCCTGCCCGAAACGACGTTGAGGGTGACCCCGCCAGCAGGGGCAAATGAGAACGGCGATGATATCGAGCCGCTCTGCCTGATCAGCATGAAATTGCCGACAGCGAAAGCGAGCGTGGCATTGGTCGGGATCGTGATCGCGCCGCCCGTGGCGATGTCGATCAGGTTCTGAGCGTCGGAGATTCCGAGCGTGAAGGTGCCGGCGTGGCCGCTGTTATAGACCAGCGGCTGACGATTTTCCCATCGCGTGTTCGACAGGTCGTAGGTGAAGACGTCCCACTGATGGACAGGAGTAGTGAGCTGGTCGTAGTCGGTCAGCAGGCTGGTGGTGAGACTCTCGTAGGTGAAGTTACTGCCGTCCCAGTAGACGACTTGCCCCGTGGTCGGCCCTGGCGACGGCAGAACGTCGGTCAGTCCTTGGAAGGTCGTGGAGCCGCCGGGGGCTGGCGTCTCGAAGTCGAACGCCGATCCGTTCCAGGTCACGACTTGCCCCGTGGTCGGCCCTGGCGACGGCAGAACGTCGGTCAGCTCCAAGAGACTCTGCGGCGCCGCCACGAGAGCGCTGGGCGAGACGTAGCCGAACGACGAGCCCTGCCATTCCACCAGTTGGCCGGTTGTCGGCCCCGGCGACTGGAGCACGTCGTGAAGTCCGGCGAGCGTCGGCCATACCCACGCCGCAGCGAAATCGACTGTGGTCGCCTTCTCCAGCACCATCCCGACCGCGCCGCCGGTGGGCAGCGCGTTCCCCGGGTTGGAGAGCAGGAGGCCGTAATAGTCGTTGCCATGGCCGTCATTGGCCCCGGGATCGAAGCTGGCGGCGCTGACGTGGTTGACCAGCACGATGTAGGTCGAGCCGTTGATGCTGAAAATCTGGTTGACGTAATATTGCGTGTTGGGCTGCCAGCCGCCGGGGACAAACTGGATTTGGACGACCGGCAGGATGTACGGCCCGAGAATGGTGTGGTCGCTCAGCGTCGCCCACAACTCGTTACCGACGATGTTGAACGCGACCAGCCCGACGCCCTGCGTCGCCTTGGCCGCGACCATCTGCACCAGCTGCCAGAAATTGTTGTCGACGTCGGCCGGGGCGAGATTGGCTCCCGTGCCTGGGCCCCAGGCGCCTGATGTGCGGAAGGTCAGGGACAATTCAATTAGTCCTCATTGGCTGTTTGCTCGACCGATGCCTGGGGCAGATAACTGGTGACGACCTGCGAAGCGCTGGCGCTGCCGGTGATGATCGGCGGCAAGCCGCCGGCGCCGGAACCGCCGAACCCGGGCGTGAGCAAGACGGGCTGCTGGGTCACGATCGCGTATTGCGAGAGATAGAGTTGCGCGTTCGCGGTCTGCGGCAGCTGGTAGGGCCGCACGGCGTCCTCGAAAGTCGACATTAGCTACCCCGATGATGCTGCGGACAAGTCGATCGTCTTCGGCATGAACAGTGGAGTGGTGTTCACCACATAGCTATCCGCGTAAGGGCCACCCTGTAAATTCTTCAGGCACAGTTCGTACCAGAGGAAGGTCCCCTGAAAGACGGAGGCGTTGAGGCGCTGGATGATCTGAGCCTGCAACTGCGCCTCGTTGGTTATTCCACCGGTGATTTCCAAGCCACTCGATGCATTTGCGCTGGAAGCGACGCCTTCGGCTATCGCTGCGTTGACCTGGGCCTGGTAGTCGCTGATGTTCTCCGGATTGATGGTCGAGGCCACGCCATGCCATTGGCTGGTCAGGATCACGTCGCCGGTGCCGTAGAGCGGAAAGACCAGCCCGTCGTCGACCACTCGCTGGACCGGCGGGGTGTAGCCGATGTCGCCGCCCGACGCCGACCCGACAGGGACCGTCGACCCGGCTTCGACTTGGTAGCCCGAGGTGACATAGCCTGCAGCGACATAAGTCGGTGTGCCGCCGACCGACGGATTGACCGGATTGGCGTTGCCGATAGTGCAACCGATCGTCACTTCGGCGAAAGTCATGCCTGAGTCGCCGTCGCGCTTCAGCTTGTACGAGATCACCTTGCCGGACGCGGTCCCGCCTGGCAGGCGCGGGTCGGTGATCGAGGCGTTCATTCGCAGCGAGATATTGGCGGCGACCGCCTCGAGGCGACACTGGAAGCTGACTTGCACCGCCCGCGCGCGCCGCCGCAGCTTGGCCCGCGCCCTGGCGATCATGTGCTGCAGCGATTGCTGGCCGCGATCGGTCGGGAAATAACACGAGGCAGGCGTCGAGCCGGGCCAGCCGCCGATCGGCAGCGTGACCTTGCCGATGCACTGCCATATCACTTGATTGCCAGACAGACCGTCGTGGGTCAGCGCCCCCGGCGTCTCGTTGAATGTGGTGTGAAATTCGCCGGTCATCCCGGCCTGGACGCAGATATAGAGCGATTGCCCGCTAGGGTTGATGAATGTCTGGAAAGTCGCCTGCGCGGCGGTCAGGCCGCCGAAAATGCCGGCCGCGGTGCATTGCAGCATCGTATCGCCGGGGAAGCCCATGTTCTCGGCGATCACGACGTATTTCGCCGTGGGCACTCCCATCGGCGGGTTGTTCAGGTTGCCGGGAGCGAGATAGGCGGTGCGGTCGGCGCAGCCCATCAGCGGCTTTGGGATGATCAACGTTCCGAGCGAAACCGGGCTGAATTGGACCCAATCCTGCGCGGTCTCGGTCGGCTGCGTCGATCCGAGCGAGGACCAGACCACGGTGTTGTCGGCGGTAGTAACCCCGGCGATATTGCTGAAGGTCGGCTCGATGATTCCGGCCGTGCCGGCCGTGACGCAGATTTGCGACGAGGTCTGACCGGCGACCAGCGGGTTGTCGGGGAAAATTATCTGGCCTTGGGAGACCGCTTGTCCGGAGATCGAGGACCAGTTCAAGAGATCGATCACTGGCAGCGCCAAGTCGCCGCTCTTCAGCGTGATGGTCTCGGTGTCCTCGGTGACCAGCGGGTCGACCAGAATCGGCTGCACGTCGGCCTGGACAGTGACCTGGAGCCGCTCCGACCGCTTTCTGTTGGCGTCGTAGCGCAGCCCCATCACGCCGATCGCCTCCAGCCCCGCATAGTCGAGGGCGAAGGTGCGGATGCCGAAATAGGTCTGCTGCGAGATCGCCGGGATATTGGTCGGGTCGGGATAGCCATCCGGGTCGACGGTGCTCGGGTCGACTATGCCGATCTGGTTGAAATTGTGGGTGAGGATCAGGCTCATCGGCTGCGCCGGGAACGAAGACGACGCGTCGATCGACATCACGTCGCCTTGCTGGTGGTGCCTCGCCGTGTTCTTCCAGTTATACGTGATGTTGATGTTGCTGGCGGTCAAAATCTGGATGTACGGGTCGCGGATGCCGGACCAGCAGATCGCGCCGCTGTAGCCGCCGCCGATGTTCTGCCCGCTCTTCGGCCAATCCCCTACGAATGGCTCGTTGCCCATCGTCGGATAGGCCCATTGCCCGACAAAGAAGTATCCGGTGTATTGCTGCTCCCAGGTTACTTCGGCCTGTACGCTCACCGCGACCAGCGGGCTTTGCAGGAGCTTCATATCGTCGGGGTCATAGAAAGTGTCTTCGGCGGCAATTACGAGCGTGCCGTCTTCGCCGACCAGGATGTCGCTGGCGCTGACCTCTAGGGTGACTCGGTCGATGGCGTAAAGAGACGACCAGCCTTCCAGGATGGCGTCGGGATCGTCGCGCTTCTGCACGTCGAAGAATATCGGATCGTAATTCGGTAGCGTCTTCAGCGTTTCTGCTACCAACTGCTTTTGTTGGATGAACGTCGGCGAGCGGGCGATCAGCACGTATTTGACGGTGTTGTAGAGGATCGATTGTGGGATGCCCACGATGCGGCCGAAGAACAGCGGGACCAGCGTCGCGCCGCCGTCCTCGCTCATGCTCAGCCATGCCCAGTAGAGGCGCCCAGGGGCGAGCGGGCCGATGCGTGGGTTGATGACTTCGATCATCAGCTTTGGGATTTGGCCTTCGTCGGCGGCGACCTCGATGCTGAAGACGTTTTCGTCGAAGCGTGCGAAAGCAGGCGAGAAGACGATGTCTGTTTGATTGACCCAGGCGAAATAGAACGTCAGCGAAGAAGCCATCAGAACTCGTCCAGCGTCATGTCCCAGCTGTATAGAGCCGCGTATTCCTGCGATGAATCGCGGATCGCGGCAATGAGCATGGTCAGTGCTGGCCGATAGTAGATCACGTTTCCTTGTGTGCGCTCGGATCCAGACACCACGGCCCGAGCGGGCGATCCGCCTACGGGATAACTGAGTTCGCTGGCGCAGCTGACGGACACTTCTGTGCCGATCCAACTGTCATCCAAGCAGGGCGATTCACCGTCGCGGCAACTCACGGTCAGGCGATATTTTCTGAACCTGATGTCAGACGTATCTCTCAGATAGCCGTTCACATCGCGGCGCAGCCATGCCGTTTGCCCTTGACTCCCTCCCCCGGGGCCAGAGATCAGTTCGCGCACTTCCGTGAGGCCCCTCGCCGAGTACGGCGTGAGCACGGGCGTCATCGCGCCGGACAGCGGCGTGAGGCTTAGCAGGGTGCCGTTTACGAGGGTTAGGGGCGCGGGCATTGCCTACCTCAATACCAACTCGGCTTCTGCCCCGCGCTCGTCAGCTTCTGCCCGATCGCCGACGCGCGAATCGCCTCGATCGTATCGGCGGACGCGTGCATTCGGAACTGCCCGGCGCTGGTGACGAGATCGAGCGTGTGCTGCGAACTGCCGCCATGGTCCTGCGTGCTGATCCCCGGCGGCAGGCTCGCGGAGAGCCCGCGCGAGATGCCGTTGCCCCAGTCGTCGAAGCGGCCGGGGTTGAGATGCTCCATCAGGCGCGCGCCGTATTTCGTCACCGCAGCAGGGCCGATCCGATATTCGCCGTTGGAGACGCGCGCGAGACCGCCGGACGCGAAGCCCGGGATGAGGCCGCCGAATTTGAAGCCTTGCCAATAGCGTTCGTCAGGCTTCTTGTGCTCGGATTCCGGATCGCCGTGAACCCTTCGCCACTCGGATAGGTTATCCCTCTTGATTTCCTCTTCATCTGAAAGGCCGAATTTCGACGAGCGGCTCCTATGCGGGGCGTGGACTTCCTCGCCTCCCGATGGGTCCAACTCGTTCCCAGACTTGTTGAGCAGGCGCCCGCCGTCCCATCGGTAGTTGGAATAGTCCGGAGTGGCTGACCGACTGCCCGAGCCGACTGGGATCGCGCCGGGAATTCTGATCGGTCGGTTGTGGCTTTCTTCATCCGCATGAACCGCCGGCACGGACTCGAATGGGGTTTCCAAGCCGTGGGGCTGCTGGTGAGGTCGCGCCCGCGCGGGCGGGGCTTTGCGCTGGTCACCGAACATCAATGCAAAGGCTTCTGGGTCCTGCTGTCCATCCTGCCCAGCAAGTTCGGGCCCCCTCTCCCGCTCCGGCCCGTGGCTCTTTTGAACCTTGAACGTCTTCTTATTGCCCCAGCCATAGTCGACGGAAACATCGGCCATCTCTTTGATGTCAGACAGTTCGCCGAAGTTCCCGCCTTTCGGCTGGTCAGGGGATTGGGGCTCGACGGCGGGATGAGAACGAATAGATCGGCTTCGCCACATCTCGGCTCTTTGCATCGGGAGGCTTGGCGGGGACGCCGCATCGTCCGCGCCTCCCCCGGCTTCGGCTGGGGGCCTGATCTTGTCGGCATGCTCGAGCCGTATCTTGTCGCCGAGCGGCGTCGCCCAGTCCGGGTCGTCGAATACGCCGCGCCCGAAAAGCGGCATTTTCAGACGGAGCGCCTCCAGGGCCGCCTTTGTTTTCGCCTGATCGTCATCGACCGTGCCGCCCTCGGCGAAGCCGCGCACGATGCCGCCGAGCGCGAACTTGCCGGCGTTGAGCTGGTCGAGGAACGGCACGCCGAGCTTCTGCACGCTGTCGGCCTTGACGATGTACTCGCCATGAGAGACCCAGGCTAGATTGCTGTCGCTGGCGCCGGACCCGGCGCCGCTGATCAGGCCGCCATCGGCATGCTCTTCGGTTGCAGTGGCCGGGCCGCCTGAAGTTGCTGGCGCCTGAGCCTGTTTCGAGTTTGCGGCGGCGCTGAGGGCGGAGGCTGCCGATTGTAGCGCAGAGGCCGCGCCTTGCAATGAGCCGCCGGCCCCGCTCAGCGTTCCTGCGGCCGCGCCGATCGCCGACGCTGCGCTGGCGAAGGCTGAGCCTCCAGCCGGTTGCACTGCTGGCGCGGGAGGCGCAGATGGTGGCGCGCGCTCCCCGCTCTCAGTCGCGGGCACTCGCTCAGCGGGCCTCTCAGTGGGCCCCGCAAACGCCTTCATCTGCTCGATTTGTGCGGGCGTGATCGGGCCCTCCGCCTCTGCGGCGCCGAGGGACGCGCTCTTCGCCGCGCCCAAGCCCGATTGCGCGGCCTGCAACAGCGAGAGGGCGGGAAGGACCGCCGCGAATGGGCCTCCGACGCTTTCGTAGGCCGATGGGCCTGTGGGAGTTGCGGCAGGGGCCGTAGCTGCCTCCGGGGCGACGGCCGCTGTCGGCGCGGGCGCTACGGCTGTGGCGGGCGCGGCTTCAATTGGCGCCGGTGTCGGCCCCACTACCTTGACTGGGATTGGCGCTGCCTCGACGGGTACAGGGGTGGCCTCGACCGGCGGCGCTGCTTCGGGGGCGGCTTCCGGCGCGGGAGCCTCTGCGGCGCCCTTGTCGGTTCCGGCCCATTTTCGGAAGGCGCGCCCGCTCGCGCCGTAGAGATATTGGGCGCCTTTCACTCCCGCGAAGATGCCGCCAGCGCCTACCAGCGCGGTAGTTCCAAGCGCCTCGATCTTGCCGAGGGTGTGCGCCCTTTCTTCCCTTTCTTTGTCGCTGTCGGCCGGCACAGCGCGGTCCCAAGCGGAGACGGGCTCGCCTTGCGAAACGCCGCCACTCAATGCCTCATTGCCCGCGGTTATGGCGCCGGCGACATGCTTGGCGCCCCAGATTCCGGCTTGAGCACCCAAGCCGATGAGATCCGATACTGGCCCGAGGACGTCCTTTATGAACGGTGCAACCAGCTTGCCAAATTCGCCCTCGGCCTCAGTCGCCTTCGTGGCGCCCGGCGTGGCCTCCGATCCTACGAGAACCTTGTTTTCCTCGTCCGACTGGCGCTTGATGACATCCGCCGCAGCCGCTTTCTGCATCGCGGCGGTGTTTTCCGGGCCGAACTTTTCCGTCTCCTCTGGCGTCATCTTGTGCTGCCACGCGTCGGCCAGTTCCTCTTTCGTCGCGAGCGTCAGCGCACGGATAAAGGCGGTGGTGCTTCGTCCGCTCTCATCGTTCGGATTGGCGTTGCGTCCGCCGAAGAGGCTTTTCGCCGCCGTGACGATCACGGAATCCATGCTCCGGTCCTCGGCGAAACGCTTGATAACGTCCTGGAGCGCGCCGAGAGTGCCAGCGCCTTCCGGGCCGCTGTATTTCTCGCCCTGGCCCATCGCCGTGAGGGCCTTGCCGATGACGGGGCCCTCGGTGCTTTTCAGATCGATCGGGAACTTGCCCTTGTACGTCCCCGCCAGCGCCTCGGCGACCTGTCCGGGTTGCGTCTGGGGCTGCAAATCCTGGATGTGCTCTTCGCGAATGGCGTCTCTTTCGGCGGTCCCGATGGCCCCGCCTGCCGCAGCGCGCTGCCGCAGGGCCGCTGCGGTCTCGCGCGCGGCGCGCTGCCGCTGCATCTCGGGCGTGAGCGATTCCGGCCCCTGCTCGCCTGCTCCGGCTCCGGCCGCGGCCTCCCGCTCTTTCTCGGTGACGTCAGCTGTCCTTACGCCGATGCCCGCGCCTTGAACCCTCAATCGGTCGGCCCGCTGCTGAAGAACCGCCTCCCTCTGTATGTGGATCAGCTCTTGCAGCGCCTTGCCAATGTCTATTTGCGCGGCGCCAGCGCTGGTCCCGACTTCCTCTTGATGGAATTTGGCTGCTGTGATGGCGAGCCCGGCTTCACGCACATGCTCCCATGCGGCCGTCGAGGCTTGATCGGCGGCATCCATTCTCAGCTGCTGCTTCTCAGCGTTGCCGACGCGCTCGCCATGGGTTTCTCGGTCGGCAATATCGGCAGCTCGGGCCTGAATTATTGCGGTACCATAATTGACCTGCGCACCGCGAACGCCCTCTTTCGCCTCCGCGAACTGAAGGTCTTCACGCTCGGGCCCCAGATGCGCCATTTCAAGACGCTTCTGCGCCGAGGCGATGTTGAGCGGCGATAGTGCCGCGTCGGACCGCTGGCCTTCCTGCGCCTCGCCCAGGCCGAGCGCAGCAGCGACGACGTCCATCGGGCCGCGTTCTTTGGCGATCTGATCCCGGATCGCGGCGCCGGAGAGGGTCACGGCTTCCCGCGCGCGGGTTCCGATGATCTTCTCTTCGGCCGTCGCCAGCGAATCCGCCGCGTCCTCGCGTTTGCGATAGGCCCCAGCGACCTTCTCCGATTGGTCGGCGCGGTCGAGCGGCTCTTCGCTCAATTCGCGCTCGAGGCCGGCCCGCTGCTGCTGCTGCCGAAGGTTCATGATCGAGAGGCCGCGCATGAGAGGCCGTGCTTCGGCGCCTTTGCTCGCGAACAGTTCCTTCAGGCCGAGCAGGCGCTCCGTCGGCATGCCGCTCATCTTCGTGGTGGCGTCGAGCCCCAAAACCTCCTCTTGGGCGTCCTCTGAATACTCGCCCGCTTCCTTGCCGAGAAAGTGCGCCATTCCGGCGACGGCCGTGGCGACGCCCCCGATTTTCAGGCCCATCTCACCTATGAGGCCGACCTTTTCCGCCGATTCAGCCGCGCGTTCGCCGATCTCTCCGATGGTCTTTGCCGCCCCGGCGAGTGAGCCTTTTTCGAGGAATTGACTCAGACCCTCGAAAGCGAGGCGCATCGCGCCGATGCCGCGCACCGCGTTCTCGAACCCGGAAAGCTTGGGCTCATGCCCTTCGTGGTGCGTGCCGCCTGCTTCCGACTCCTCGCCATGAGTGGGCATTGCCGGCGCGCGATGCGCAATGGGTTCCGCTGCTGGCGCGGCCGGCGCGGCATGCTGCCCTACGGCCGCGCCCTGAAGCGCCGCTCCAATTGCGGCAGCCTGCTTCTGCGCAGCCTCGGCGGCCTTCGCCATCGGCGTCTTGAGATCGACGCTGCCGAAGCCCTGTTGGAATCCAGCCGCCGCCAACTTGCCGGCGGCCGCCGCATCGGCTTCGAGGCCAGAAGTGTCGACCTTGAATGAAACGTTAAGGACGTCAGCCATAGGGTGAAAATTCTGCTATCATGCGATTACATGTGCCTTTTGTAGGAGCCGAAAACCGTGAAACCGCCAATTTTATCGATCGCGTTCGTCTTTTTGCTGGCTTTGGTGACGATGGACTGGATCGCTTCCCTCTTTGGCTTCTCGGCCGCCTGGGCATTCGCTGACTTCTGGGTCCCCTTCGAGCGGGGCTTGCGCGCAGGTCCCGACAGGTGGACGGAGGATCAGATCAAGAACCTGTACTGGTGGATTGATATGTGGGTTTTCAGCGTGATCGTCGGCGGCTGGATCGGCGTCATATGGGGCTGTATTTTGGCTGCGAGATCGGCCAAAATCTCATCTAATCCGCCGCAGGCCCGGCCTCTTTGATCTTTTGCTGGAATAACAGCGGCACTTTCTCGGCCTCCTCGGTCGCGATTTCTATTAAATGGAACTTCTTCGGGATCGTAACCGAATGCTTTGAAATCAGCATCGGCATGTTGTTTCCCATGCCCGTGAGGCCGCCGACGGCCTTGGTCGGCTTGAAGAACAGCAGCGGCCGGCCCTGGATGGTCGCGCCGAACTGGAAGACGGTCCAGTAGGGAACATCCTCGGTCACGTCGAGATCGGCATAATCCCCGCCGGCCAGGACTTGCACCGTGAAGCCCTCAGTCCATCGAGCGCCAAAACTGCCGGCTGCCGCGATGTCGGCGCGGCCCTTGGTCTCGATTTCCTTGCCGACCTCTTCAACTGCCTCCTTGAGCGCCCGTTGCGCCCGGTTGATGAGATTGGGGACGTATGGGATGTCGCTGGGGGCGACCTCGGCGCGAACGAGCAGGCTCACAATTGCCTCCGGATATCCTCGAGGCGATCATTTACGCTGTCTATTTTTGCCCGCGCCCCGAGAAACGAGGCGTGGATCATGTCGGCATTGGCGCGGAGGCGTCTTCGCTCGTCGAAGTAGAGCTTAGCTGCGAGTTGTCGGGGGGTGAGGTCCCATGGTCGGTCGTCGGCGGGGACGCCGCATGCGACGAGGATCTCGGCGATCTCGGCGCCGGGACCGTTGTGCGACCGACGGTGATGTATCCGAGAAGCACCGCCAGCCGCGCCGAGAAAGGGCCGAATCCTCGTGAGAAGGTCAACGCCATCGACTGCCCTACGATCTCGGAGGCATCTTCGATGGTCATCTCGTTGGTCGCGGCCTCTTCGGCTTCCGGGTTGCCGTGCATGCCACACGCCGATGCCACCCACGCCGCCAAGGCGCCAGGAACCCCGGCAATGGCCTCGGTCATCGACATGGTGCCTTCGATCGACATGACTCGCAGGACCGGATATTTGTCGAGATGGTCGCATATCTGGCGCGCCGTCAGGCCTTCTATCTTGATGGACTGGCCGCTGCCGAGTTCGATGATCTTCGTCTTCCTGCGTAGGTCGAGCAGGCTGATGGGTTCTGTCATTGCCGAAGGTCGCGCCTCTTTGTTGATTGGCGGATTGCGCTTAGAGAACGCCGCTCGCCGGGTTGAAGCTCGATGAATACAGCCAGCCGAACTGTCCGCTTACCGAGTCGAATTGAACGTCGCCAGTCATTTCCATGGTTCCCCACGAGCCGGAACCCTCTGAAATGAGCGAGAACGCATTCGTCGGCGTCAGCAGCACGAGCGGGAAATGCGCGTTCCACTGCGGGCCGACGACGTTCGTCGCTATGAAATTCAGCGCGCAATAGTAGAGTGGCTCGCTCATGATGTTGAGGGAGTCCGAGCCGCTTTCAAGCGGATTGGCCAAGCAATACGCCGATATATTGCGTACAGTCACTTCTTCCAGCGTCATCTCCAACTTGGCGTCGAGCTGGGTGACGACGGTGAGGTCCTTCTTGCGGACGCCGATGCGCGACGAATAGTGGTCGAGCTTGGTTGGATTTGCTTGGAACGTGAATTTAGTTACGTTCCCCATATCGGTGAAGCTCGTCTCACCTTGAAGTTGCATTTGCAAATAACCTCTTCCGACGAAATAGTTTCCGATGTTCGGCGAGGCTAGGCCTGGTGCGACTGTAGGCATGTGGGATGCTCCAATTTGTTTGGTGTGATGCCACGCTCAAATGGCGTAGCTGTTGAAGCAATCCGCGGACTGCTTTAGTGTGCGGGAGCGGCGAGCGCTTGGAACGCTGGCCGCTCCCTCAACCGCCAACCGAAGGAGATCGGATGATGGCTTATGCTCGTATTTCGAGTTTGATCGGCAGGCGCTTCGGCAGGCTCACCGCACTGAACCCATCGCCTGATCGCAAGCGTTACGTTGTGTGTATCTGCGATTGCGGTGCTACGACGACCGTCTATTCGCCAAGTCTCGTCAGAGGCGTTTCAACAAGCTGTGGCTGCCTCAGAGCCGAAGCTTCCGGACGAAGAGGCAAAGCGAGGCTAACGAAGCACGGGCAAGCAGGCAATCTACGCGTTGGGCGCAAAGCTTCGCCTGAGTACAACTCATGGAACGCGATGATGGCGCGCTGCTATCTGTCGAACCACACGAAATATGCCGCCTATGGCGGCGCAGGCATCACCGTCGCCGAACGCTGGCATATCTTTGAAACTTTCCTCGCCGAAATGGGACCGAGGCCCCCTGGGGCAAGCCTCGATCGCTGGCCGAACCCGGAAGGAAACTATGAACCCGGCAATTGCCGGTGGGCTACCCCGCTGCAACGGCGACACAACCGTCGAGGGGCGGCCAAATGACCAATGAACGCAAAGCATGGCAAGCCATGATGAAATTTGCCGGCGACAAGTCGCTGACAGAGCGGGAATGGGAAGCCCTCAGTCAGCTAACGATGATCAACCGCGACGGCCTTGAATTTGCGCCAGGAAATATCCGCTGGGCTGCGAGCGCGTCCGAGCGGACAAGCAACCTCGCATTCTACCGTTCGCTTGGCAGACATAGCCTCCATTGAGTCGCTATCGTTTAGGCTGGCGGCGACCAAACATAATGGAAGTCGATAAAAAGCCGTAGCTGCCCCTGAATTGTCCCTCCCGTCTGGAGGTCAGTTTCCATCCCTTTAAACACTATCTGACCCGTCGTAGTCAGCATCTCTATCAGAGCATCGTCATTGATCAGCGCGCTCAGGATCGCATCGCGCCAGAAGTTGATCTCAGCCCCGACAGGCTTAGAGATCCCGTTGATCGTGGCGTTGGTGGCGTCGTCGCGTTGCTGCAGTATCGCGAAGATCTGGGGCTGCATTCGAAAGATCGCTGGCGGCATGCGCACGGTCTTCTGCGGCACGACGGTCGAGACGATATCCTCGCGCCCGTCGAGCAGGATGATCGCGGGTCTCTCGTCCGCAGTCAGCAAACCGCGGTTGCGCGCGCAGGTCGCGACGCCGGATATCGACGCCAGCACGGCCTCGATCTGGGTCAGGATTTGCTCTCGCGTCGCGAGCGTCATCCGCGCACCGAAACCTTCCAACAGAGGACGACGCCAGCCGGGGCGATGCGCTCTGGCTGCCTCTGGATGTGCAGAAGTTCGCTCTGCACCGGATTGTCGCGGTCATACGGCTGCACCCACGTGATGAGCCGATCCTGGGTGTGATCTGGCGCCACCGCGAGATCGGCGGCCGAGATGATAACGAGCCGATCGAGCGGATCGATCAGGCCTCCCATCAGGTCTTTGGCGGTCCATTGCGAGAAGAACATGAAGCACGTCCTGTCGCCCGACGCGCGCCGCAAGGTCGCCTGCATCCCGACGCGCTTGATCTGCCGGTCGACGACGCCCTGCATCCGCGTGGCTTGGAAGGCGGGGATGCCGCCGCGCAGAGAGATCGGCATCAGATGATCGCAACGGCCGGGAATTGGGCTTCCATCAGCGCCCGCACGCGCAGGCCGTATGGCGTGGCGGAGAGGTCGTCCTGGTCCGCGTCGAGCGGCGGGGCGTTCTGATAGGTGATCGACATCACGCCCGCGAAGCTTTCCGAGGCGATCTGCTGCCCTGTGCCGCTGGCGGCGCGCGAGATGGCGAACATCAGGATGTGCGCCGTCCAGTACAGCAGGCCGAGAACTTGCCGAGTTCCCCAGGTCGAGTCCACGTTCAACGCGGCCTCTTCGATTGCGAACTCGATTTGTGTCGACGGCACATCCGTGAACTCCGGAAATTTCATTTTAATTGAATGCGCGGAGATCTGCGCCATAGCTTCATGTCCCCAAACTCAGCGTGATCGCCATCGACCCGTACATGATAGTCGTTCTGTTTCCGACATTATCGACAACGGTCGCTTCATGGTAGAAATAGCCGAGCGCCAGCGCCGACGTGTCGGCCTTGGCGAGGTTGATGACAAAGAACAGCTCCGGCGATCCAGGGATTACAATGCTGCCGTCGACCGTCGTCTTGGAGATCAGGATCGGACTCGGCAGCGGCACGCCATAGACCGATTCGAACACTTCCCACTCGATCGTCGCGCCCGCCAGCGAGTCGCCGACGATGTCCGACTCCACGGTGACGCCGAGCGCCTCGTCGTTGTTCCTGCTGACCGAGAAGTTCTGCAGCAAAGCGCCCATCAGAGGCTCTCGCCGCCCTTGCGGCCTTTGAGGTCGGTCTTGTCCTGACGGCCGCGCAGGCGGACAATCCGGCGAATCATGTTGGCGACAAATGTGGCCAGCGATGTCGCGATGCTCATCGGAGATCCTTGCCAGGCCGGTTCCGGGATGTGGTCAGATCGCCACGTTTTAGTCGGAGCTTGACCCGCCGTGAGGTAGGCGAGCGCCGCGGACGTCGTCTCCGGGATCCCCTGCCAGACGGCTTCCGGCGTATAGTTGAGCGCCCAATTTGTGTCAGTCCCGACGAGGGTCAATGCAAAATCGCCAATGGCAAAAAATGGCGACGGGGCTCCCTGCCAGACGGGTTCTACTGCAAGGTCATATCGCCACAACCTTGCGAATGGTTCGACGATCGCAAGTTCGGCGATGGCCACCCTTGGCTGGACCGTCCACGCCCAAGCTGAGACCTCGGTGAGGGCTGATTGCCACCTCGTCGCGAACGGCGCGGCGTTGAAATCCACCAGGGCATGAGAGGCCCCCTGGCTTCCTTGCCAAACAGCCTCGACGCCGAGATCGTAATGCCAGAGCCTCGTGAATGGTGCGCTGCTAGCCTGCGGCTTCGGCGCCATCCATGCCCACGCCACAGGCTCTGCGAGGTTGGGCTGCCAGGACGCCGTGAAAGGCCGGCCAGAGAAATCCGCGATGACGGGCGAAGCATCCGGAGCGCCTTGCCAGATGGCTTCAACTGAGAAGTCGTAACGCCATAGGTGCGCGAAGGGCTCTCCGGTCGTCGGCTCGTAACCGAGGCGGCTAGGCGGTTCCCATGCCCACCCCGTCAGCTCGGCGAGATTCGGCTGCCACGATATCGCGATCGGCTTGGCCGCGAAATCGGCCAGGGCAGGCGCGATGGCAGGCGCGCCCTGCCAGACGGCGTCGATGACGAGGTCGGCCCGCCACGCCCTGGCGAATGGGGTCGCGCCGCGTAGCGGAGGGGGCGCCCACGCCCAAGACGAGACCTCGGCTAGGTCATAGCGCCATGCAGCGTTGAAGGGCTTGGCGGCGAAATCTGCCAGCGCAGGCGACGCGCCGGGGCTCCCCTGCCAAGTAGCCTCGACAGCCAGATCATAGCGCCACAGCTTTGAGAACGGTTCTCCCGTGGTTGGTTCATAAACGAGCCGGTTCGGCGGCGACCAAGCCCACGACGTCAACTCGGCGAGGTTCAACGCCCAATTGATATCGGTCCCGACAAGGGCAAAGACAAAATCACCGGCGCCTGTGGCGAATAGAGGAGACGGCGCCGGAACATTCGACCACACTGGATCAGGGACAGCACTAAAGAGCCACGCATTGACAAATGGATTTGCGGCGCTCTGAGGCGCCGAAGGCTTCCAGATCCACGCCGTCGGCTCACTGAGACTCGGCCGCCACGGGCTTGTGAACGGCGTGGCGCTCAGGTCCGCGATAATCGGCGATGTTGTCGGAGCACCTTGCCAGACCGGCTCGGGCACGTGATTCCATCGCCACACTGCTGCAAATGGGCTACCGCTGAAATCGGTCAGCGCCAGAGATGGTTCTGGGGCACCCTGCCAGATGGCCTCCGCGCTGTAATCGTAGTGCCACGTCTTCGAGAACGGATAGGTGCTCAGTTCGGCTAGAAGCAGCGACGGGGGCGCCCATGCCCATATATCCACCGGCGCGGCGCGCGGCGCGCAGAATTGGCGCGCGGAGGGATAGTAGGAGGCCGCCGGCTGGATGACGGCATTGCTCGTCGGGGGCGTCCAAGCCCAAACGGCCTGCTCAGCAGCGACGCCAGAACTCCACGTCGGAGGAGTCCCCAGGGCCAGTGCGTTCAGCGCATCCGCAGCCAGCACAGGCGCCGAAACCCAGGCGAAGGTGTAGACGACGTCCTGCAGGAACTCGACGCGCCACGGCGTCCCGGTCAATGCGAAATTGGTCAGCGCCGTGAGGTTGGCGACGATGACCGGCTGCGCGGCGGGCGCGCCAGCCCAGACAGGCTCCGGCACGTGATCCCAGCGCCAGAATTTGGCCGGGACTTGTCCGCCGCCGCCAAATTCCTTCTGCACCGTGAGAAAAGAGATGATCGGGCTTTGTTCGATCGGCGCGCCGGCCCAGAAGTCTGCGCCCTGGGCGTAATCGTAGCGCCATTGCTTAACCGGGACTTGCCCGCCTGCGGCAAAGAATTTCTTCGCCGTGAAGGCGGATAGGACGGCGGAACTGATCGGAACGCCGATCCAATCGGGCGCGGGAACCTGGTCCCAGCGCCATTGTTTCGCTGGAACCTGGCCACCGGCATTGAAGAACCTCGTTTCGGTCAGATAGGCGATTATCGCCGGCTGGCTTACCGACGATCCGCTCCATAGGCCGTCCGTTGCGGGTGGCGGCACATAGAACGAAGGCGCCCATGGCTCAAAGAACGCCATTCGGCCGCCTCAGCGCCGGTCGCCAGAGAGGCTCCGGCGCATGGTTCAGTGCCCAATTCACATCGTTCCCTATGAGCGCGAGCCTGAAATCTCCCGCGGCCGTGGCGAATAGAGGAGACGGGCGGGGAACGTTCGACGACGCCGGCTCTGGCGCTGCCATTGCAAACCATCCGACCTCGAACGGCTTGTTATTGGCGGGATGAGTAGTGAGCGCCAACGGGGCGCCGGCGTAGAACGGAGGCATCCAGGATGCCATTCACCATCGCCTCGCGGTCTCTCGGCCTCAGACAAAAACCAGCGCCGAGGGCGGCAACGAAGGCGCGGACAGCGGCGCAAGAATTTCCGTCGTGAAGTTCAGCCATGGATTAGACGCTTGCAGTGTTATGCCAACGCTGTCGCTGGCGGCGCCGGACGTCGCCAAAAACTCGTCGGAAACTTGCCATGACCCGTTAGCGCTACCAGTGATGGAAGCCCCCGATGACCGTGGCCGCCACGGTCTCGGAGCTATCTCTGGGCGATAGGTAGTTCCAACATCGAGATAATTGACGACAAGACTGTTATTGCGCGTCGTCGTGACCACAGAGCAGGTCACCGATGAACTACTGGCTGAATTGTGCGAAGAACTTCCGATTGGGCTAGTTTGATCGACTCCGCTGATCTGCACCACTTGCGCCATACAAGCGCGAGTTCCGTCCGGTGTCCAATCTATTGTCGGAGCTGTCTCCGACCCAGTTACATAGCGCCACGCCTTCGTGCCGATCTGTGTGCCTATGGTCCACGTTTCTATGACATTCCAACCGGATGACCATGTCGGGCTGGCCGTCGACGACGTAATCGAACAATGCGCAAGCAGCATATTGTTGTTCACCCGCGACCCCGGCAACGATGGCGTAAGGGAAGTGGCAATATTCGTGATGCCGCCGCCCGAGTTTACGAACACCGGACCTGACCGTGTCGCGCCAGCCGCCATTATAGCGTCTACGAGGGCAATGTAATTAGTGCTTACGGTAGATACGCTTGAGAACACGTTCTGGCTGACGCTCGACACCCCAGATGAGTTTATTTTGTATTCGGTTTGAAGGCTCCCGAATGAGGCATTAGCCCACAGATTGTCGAGTAGACTAAATCCACTGTCCGCTGCGGCGGAGCCGCTCCCGCCGAGTTCCGTCGCCAGCGCAGCAAACTCGAAGGTATTGGCGTTTGTGGTCGATATGCCGCTGACCGGGTGCGATGATGTGCCGCCGCTACCGGCAATAGCAGAGCTGGCCGGGAGCGCCGCGTTCGTATCGAAAATGTTATCCAGGTCAGCGCCGGAGACGGCGAAAAGCTCTAGGCTGAAATAATTGACCGATCCCTGCGCGCCGGCGGTTGCTGTGATCGTCTGTGAGACGAGCGCGGTGGGCGCATGAGCGACCCACGTCTCGACATACATGATGAAAGAGCTGACGGTCGTGGTAATCTGTTGGCGGCTACGGCATGCCCAAGTCAGGCCGCCGCCACTGACGCCCTGAATGCCATTTTGGGTAGACGTTTGGTTGGAAAAATTGGTGCAGACGGCGATGATGATGTCATCGGCGCTTGTCGTCGTAAGGCTGGCGGACTGCGTCGTGCTGTTGCTGGCGTTGCCGGCGTGCCCGTCGAGCGCGAGCGCCATCTATGCGGCCTCGCCAGTCGTCCGGGCCGATCTGCCGATCATTTGCCTATCGTCAGCAGCAGCGGGTTGTCGATCACGTTCGGATCGCCGGGCACGACGCGGCCTTGGATCAGGACGCGCGCGCCGATTGCGCCCTGCCAGCACTCTGAGCAACACACTACCTCGCGGCCTTGGTCAAGCATAAACAAATTGCTGCGCAGATATCCTCGTTCGCGAATCGAACGCACTTGCAATTCAACATCAAACCGCTCGAAACACCATCGACAGGTTACCCTGTCATTCTCAGCTATGGCGGCCGCAATTTGTTCGATCCTCTCGTGGGTGGGCTGTTCGGGCCCCCGCTCCTGAGTGTCATTTCTAAAAAACATCTGTCCTGAGTTGGTGATCGGGTCGCTCATACCGTTCTCTCTTCCAACGATACCAAGTCGTTTTACTGACGCCAGCATCAAGCCATGGCGTGCCTACCAGTTGACGCTTCTTCACGGAAGGCGGTCTGGTCTGATCATAATAAGCATTCCTGGCGTCCAACCATGCTCTATGACATTCTGGAGTTTCTTGTGCGCGGCGCGAATATCTAACTCCGATCGCCACTAGGCGAGCCTTTCTTTGGTCAATAGTTTGAGATGCGTACTTGACGGCGCGGCAAGCCTTGCAAATGTCCAGCGCGTGTATATTCCGACGCTCGACCCAATATACCGCTTGCCCGTCGGGACGCATATAATCTGGTAGACACCGCATTTTTCTGATCTGCTCATCAACGGAATCTAGGGCATCAACCAGATTATGACAAGAGAAATATCAGACTAAGTCCTTGCTGTCACTCACAAACTTTCATAAACCATATGGAACCCACAGGCCCCGGGCGTACCTCCTGTGAACGCCGACAGCGACACTTCGCTGACGGAGGCGATAGCGCTGCCGTAAAGGCTTGGGCATTCATCAACTTTGTTTGCCCTCCAAAAATACACGCCGCCAAAGGCGTTCAGCGAACAATTCATCAAGTGGAGCGTGGCAGAGCGCTGCGGCTTGGTCGTCGCGTTGGAATTGCCGGTGATGACGGGCGCGCCGAGCGCAGCAGATGCGACGTCCATCGGCGCATCTGTCTGGCCCGCGCCGTTGGTGTTCGTGCCGCTCGCGAGTGTCGAATCTCGGGCCAGCAGCATGAATGTGGGGGACGAGGAGGAGGCCGCTTGGCCAGAGATCGAAATCTCGTGAATGCGGTTCAATTGCGTCGTCGAGCCGCCCTGCAAAAGGAAGGGATAGGTCGCGTCGACGAGGTTGGTCGCGTCCGCCGTGGCGGTTGGGGGGAGGGTGGTGACGGATACGATTCTGCGTGCCATTTGGTTTCATGCTCCTGCTTTGATTGCTCGTTCAATTTCCGCCTCAGCGCGCCTGGTGAACGAATCGCAGACGCCCGTAAGTTTCATCCTCGCGCCGCACACGTCACAGATGTAGTGATCGCAGGCCCCACACCATGCGCGCTGGCGAGTGCGGTCAGGGTTCATGACGACCACTCGATTGCAATGCGAACAGGTATTGGTCGCGCCCTCGAAGAACGCGCCGGGCCCGACCGGGATGCCAGCGCGATACGCCGCCGGCGCCTCGTCGCAGGTAAATCCAGGGCTCTCGCGGTGGTCGATCAGCACGTAGCCCTCGCGCTCTCGCTTCGAAAACATTACGGTGCTGTGACAATGCGCATTACGATCGCGACGGCTATCACGACCAAACAGGCTAGCTGAATGCCTCGCCCTATGATGATTGCGATGCCAACCACAGTCATCTTATTGCCTCCTCATTCAAGGCTGCGCGAACGGGGTTCCATTATCGAATCGCGCCTTCGCCGGCAGGCCGCTGCTTCTTCATGATGCGCTCCTCGATGGTACGCTGCGGGAGAGACGAACGGACGCCGGTTCCGGCTTCTGCTAGGAGGCGCGTCAGCGAATGACGGGCCGGCGCCCGTTCGCGCCATTGACCTTGCGGCCAACCTCTTCATGGGCGAGTGGTGGGAGCTTTGCCTGGCGCGGCCTGGGCGCGATGATCAGCGTCCTCGCGTGCGGGCCCGAGTTCGACCACCTTCAGGTCTGGGTCTTCAGGATTTGCGAACTCCTCGGCGCGAAGCTGCTCGATGCGCGCCCTCGATAGGACTATGGGCTCGATGGTGTTGCCAGGCGGAATGTGGATCGGCTTCGCGTTCTTGATCCCGTCGTAGATCACGCGCGCGCGCTGGCTCGGATTGGCGATGCGGCATAGGAATCCCTCGGGCTCGGGGAATATGGCGCGGCCGACGCGGGCCGGGGCTTCGTCGTTTGGGGTCGGCATGCTTGCGTTTCTCCTATGCCGCGAGTAACTATGCCCTCGCGAGCGGGCCGCGCATGCCGTAACTGGGGCGAGCGCTTAAGTCTGGTGATTTGTGGTTCAACTCCACGACGGCGAAAGCCGGACAGCGTGACGGTAAGTAAATGACCCTAGCCAGCCCGCTCGCAGCTAAATCCCATCAACATACTGTACCGCGCCGGGTCGCCTGACCTCGACCGAGCCGACGCGGAAGATGCCAGGAATGTCATAAGTCATCGGCCCTGTCTGAAACACGGGCAGAAAACGATGAGGCATCGGCAAATGCAACTTAATTACCTGCGGATCGCGCCTATAAGCCACCATCCGCGCGCTCCCATTGATCCCGGCCGTGTCGAGACTGAGCACGCCGAGGATCGTCAGGTCTTGCCCGGTGGTTTGCTTCCAGAGGTTGTATTTCATCAGATAGTCGAGCACGTTGCCGTAGGTGTTGGCGATGCGCGTGTTGGCCAGGAGTTGCAGATTGGCGATCGGCAAGAGGACCGTGTCGGCCATCTCGACCGTGTTCGATCCCTGATAGACTGCTGTCAGCGCGCCGGTGACGTCGGCGATCATCTGGTCGCCAGTCTTGTTGATCCACAAGGATGAGGAGCCCGAGCCGTCGGCAATCGCCGTGGTCCGAGTCACAAATGGATTGTTGAACAGGCCCGTGATCTTCTTGCGAGTATCGCCGACGCGCACGAGGCGGTCGATAAATTCCTCGTAGGCCCGCCGCGCAGCCTCGGCCCGCTCCGAACTCAGGTTCATGCCCGGGATCATCATCGCGACGCCGATCTCTTCGAGGTTGTAGCGATAGCCGATCGCGGCCATCTCTACGCCCTGCTCGCGCTTGTCGCGGTTGATGTCGGCCATCGGGATATTGGTCGCCTGGCCGTCGTACCAATCGGCATTGCCGACGCGGTCGATCGAGTAATAGGTGATCGACTTGGCCCATTCCGATGCCGATGTGTCGATCGGCATCAGCTTTGGATACATGATCTCCGGGTACTGAATCCGATAGACTTGGGACTCGATATAGGTCGTCTGAGCCAGCAGGAAGCCGAGCTGCTGCTGGTTGTCGTAGAGTGAATGCCGCATGAAGGTTCTCCTGTCGCCGTCGCGCCTCACACGGCGACGCCAGGGGTTTCAGACTTGATTGAACGCCTTGATTGGTTACTGCGCGGAAGCGCCTAGTCGTACGACCGCCAGGCCATTGAAATTGACGAGCGGCTGGGCCGTGTCAGGAAGGTTGGTCTGCCACCGCGCGTGCGTGATCAGCACGGCGTTGGCGACGGTCGACGGCCCGAGCTGGCCGGTCACGCTGTCATAATAGACCTGGGCGCCGGCAACGACGTTACCGAGCGGAATCACCCAGATGTCGCCGCGCACCATCACCGCCATGTTGTCGGTATCCTCATAGGTATCGACCGGCCGCGTGGTCGAAAGCGGCAGCGTGACATCCTGCATCGTGATTCCGATGAACTCGCCGCCCGAAAGCTGGCCGAGCGTTGCCGCCTTGTCGGATGCGGTGCCTTGGCAAACAGCGCGGCCGAAGGGAATGCCGCTGCCGAGGTCCTCGGCGATGCGATTGTCGGCGTCCCAGCCGGTCATGCTCGCGGGCATCCCGTTCTGGGCGACGGTCTCATACTGCTGATAGGTGGTCTGCAACGGGAGAGGGGTGAGCATTTCGGTTTCCTTTGGCTAGAGCTGCGCCTCTCTTGCCGTTTGTTTCAATTCCTCGCCGAGCCGATCGGCGTCTTGTAGCCGTCCTGCAGCCGCTTGACGTATTCGGCGTGCGCCTTGGCTGCGTCGGCCTCGGCGTCGGCCAAGGAAGCCCCGCCAATGCGGCCGGCATTCATGCGCATGGCATCAGACATACCGTCCGCCAGCAGGGTCGCGCCGCCCTTCTTGACGCCAGCCGCGGTCACGGCGGCGAACGCGCCGGAGACCTGCGCGTCGTCCCAGTCCTTGATCGCGGCGTCGCCGAGCGAGACGGCCACCGTCGCGCGGCGGATGTCGGACAAACTCTTGCCGGCCGGATTGAAATCTTTCGCAAGATGCGGCTTGGCGGCGTCGAACACGCGCACGCGCTCTTCGATACGTGCGTCGATCTGGGCGTCGGTCAGCGTCGCATCGGCGACCTGCTTCTTCAGCACCGCGATTTCGCCGTCCTTGGCCTTGATCGCGTCCTGATAGCCGCGCTCCTTCTTCTCGCGCTCCATCTCCTCGTCGGCGTCGTCGTCATCGTCCTTCTTCTTCGCCTTTGCCGCAGCGTCGATGACCCCCTGCAAGCGCGCGACCTCGCGGGTCATCGCGGCCGCGGAAATCTCGTCGACGAACTGGATCGGGACGCCGTCGAACGTCTTGGTGATAGGCATGACACTGCTCCTTGAAATGCCGTTGTCTGCGGCGTCAGTTTCGCCAAGTAGGGGTTCTCCAAGCGCCTTGGCCCGCTTGTTGATCCACGCTTTGTCGGATGCGGTCGCGCCGCCCCGCGCGTAGGCTTCCTTGGCGTGTTTCAGGTCTTCCTTGTTCCTGATCGGGTAGCTCCCGTCCGGCTTCGCTAGCCCGCGCTTGGCGAGATCGCGCCGCTCCTCGGCGGTGAACGAGGTATCGGCGATCAGACGGCCGTCGCGATCCACGGTGAACCGGTCCATCATGTCGTCGTCGTCTTCCATCGGATCGTCGTCGTTGCTGCGCGGCGTGGGCTTGAGATCGAAGCCGCAGGTCGGGCAGGCCATCTGGTCATCGCCAGTCAAGCCGCTGCCACAGTTCGAACAGAAATTCAGGCCATCGCGCATCTGGCCGCCGCCGCAACCCTTGCAGCTGTACTGCCCGTCTTTCATCGCCATCGCGCCGCCGCAGTCCTTGCAGAACTTCGTGGTGCTCATGGCGTCTCCGAAGCGCAGGTTCTCGCCGCCGCGCGCGACCGGAACGAACGCATGATGGTTGACGCGGATATCGCGCTGGACGCCGTCATAGGCCTTCCCGTCCGGCGTCGCGCCTGCAGTCCAGTCGATGTCGGTCGTATAGCCAACGGAGAGTTCGCGGGCCTTCCCAGTCTCATAAGCATCGATCGCCGCCGCGTCGGTCAGCATCAGCGGCACGCGGACATAATCGCCGTCCCTGACGACGTCGGAGCCGCTGAATCCCTTGGCGACCTTGCCCCACGTCGTCGAGTCGACCATCCGCTTCGGGTGCGTCAGCGTGACAGGCTTGTTGGCGTGGCTGCGCATCGAGTCGGTGGCGAAGACCTCCTCCGGCGGCCGGTAGAGCGTCACGCGCTCGCGATCGGGAAGCCCTACCTCGAAGCCCTTGTAGGTCTGCGTGCCCACGCGGGCCACGCGGGCGTCGGCGATCAGATAGCCGTCGCGATGACGGGTGACGCCGTCGAGTATGGTCTCGCGGTCAGACAGAGCGAGCGCGCGGGTCCATGAGCGGCCGTCGGCATCTGTGACCGCGATAGGTGATGCGCGCCTCATTCGCTCAGCCCCCTCTCTTTGGCGATCCTGCGCGTCATCGCGGGCAGGTTTTCTTTTGGGGCCACGAGGACTTCGCGTGCTCGAGGGGAAAATTCATACAGAGTGCCGTCTGGCTTCTCCCATGTACGAGGCCTTCCAGGGACGCGAATCCATCCAGCGGATTCTGGGCTGAATTCGCTAACCTCAATCGCGTCGGCGTCGGTCACGGCGAGCGGTTTGCGCATGGGTTAGCCCCGTCGTCTATGGGCGTCTATGACGGCGCGTAAGCGAGCGTCGGTTTTGCAGCGCGTGGCGATTCGTTCGGCCTCTTGGGGATAAAGGCTTAAGTCGATGAACCAGAGCACTCGGCACAGGAAGGTGAACCCGGAATTGTCAATCGCCGTCATGTCTGCCGGTTGCCTCACGCCCTTCTGCAGTGCGGCGAGCATGTCGGAAGGAGGGGAGGCGCTTGGCTCTTCATAAGCGAACATTTGTGGTTGACATCCTATTGATTGACGTGTTCACATTCGGGCTTCGCGGCGATCAACGCGATTTGCAGTGCGGCGCCATTTCCGAACTTCTCTGCGGCCGGTCGTCGCTTTTATGTGACCCTTGTGCTCGCGCTCCAGGCTTGATCGGGCCGGACCGCGGAGGAGACTTACAAATGGCCGCTTCACTCTCTCTTGAACACAACATCTTGACGTCCGTTGACTCTCGAAACAACGGTAGCGAGAAACAACTACGTGTGGGGCAACTCGTACTGGACATCACGCCCGATCAACGGGGTGTGTTCGAGGAAATCGACAAGTTCGAATTGCGTGGCGATCCGGCCTATCAGCGAGACCAGGATAGCAAGCGCAAGATCATTCTCATGGCGAAGACTTGGTCTTGGGTAGCATGCGGTAGCATAGTCGTTGCCGACCGTAACGGTGATTACTACGTAGTCGACGGTATGCATCGAGTCGAGGCGGCTAAGATACGCCCCGATATTGTCACGATTCCATCAATGGTTTTTAAAGTTAAAGACCAGGAAGCTGAAGCTCGTGGTTTCTATCGGGTCAACGCAAACCGAAAGCCTCTTACTTCGGTTCAGTCATTTCGCGCTTTGTTGTGCTCACATGACGAAACGGCGATGTTCGTAAATAGTCTTATAGCTCAAGCTGGTCGGGAACCTAAGAAACAACAATCTTCGACAACCGTCGCGTGTGTGGGCAGTTTAATGGCTGCGGCGACCGAGCGAAGGGCCGATCTAGTTCGCATATGGCCGGTCATCGTAAAACTATGTGATGGCGAGCCTATGCATGAGCGGATCATCCACGGTCTTCTTTATCTTGAATCGAAAATGCCGGAAGGCTCGTCGCTGTCAGATCAGCGATGGGCAGCCAGGATTTTTGCCGTGGGGGTGGATATGCTTTTGCGCGAAGCAAGCAAAGTAGCCGCCGTGTTCGCAAGGGGAGGCGCAAAGGTGTATGCTAGCGGGTTCGTGAATGCGATCAACAAGGGCCTGCGAGAGGGGAACAAGCTTCCCATAGATTTGACATTCTAAGCCGCCTGCCAGAACTGCTTGAACCCGGCGACCAAAACGATGAAAGGACGCGCAAATGTCACAATGGGGACCGGACCACTCATTCGAAGACGCAGGCACAAGGATCAAGGTTCTGGCTCATGTCTACACGGGTCCGAACCCTTTCGAGCGTGCGACGCCCGACAGTCTGATAGACTTGCTTACCGTCGTCGACATCCAAGGGTCGCGCGAACACGCTGAGCGAATGTTCAAACAGTTGGCGAGCCAATGGGTCGGCAAACGTCTTGCTGATTGGCAGGATGCGGCTATGCCGCTGCCCAAAACTGCTTGAACCCGGGCGAAACCTCGTACCGCGTCGCCCGCACGCAGCGCTTGCAGATCGAGCCGTCGCCGCCGCACTTGGTGTTCTCGGCGCGGAGCCGTCCCATCTCGGGCGATGCGAACAGCGCGAAATAGTCGTCCGTCAGCAAGTTCCCGATCTTGTGCTTCAGTTCATAGTCCATGCAGCACAGCACCACATCGCCATTCGGCAGCAGCACATTCTGATCGTAGAACGGCGTGAACGAACAGCTCACCGGCGTCTCATGCTGCACCGGCTCGACGCGCTCGCCTGATAGCGAGCCAGCGCGATCGTTGGCGATCCATTCCATGGTGGTAGCGACATCATTGCGAGAAACAGCGGCGCCCATCGCCATCCACCGGAACCACTTCGTCCCGCCTTCTGCATCGAAGGCTATGAATGCCTTTAGAGCCCTGTCATATTGCCCGGTGGGGATGAAGCCGAGCATATTGCCTTGATCGTCCGGCAAGTGGATTACGACGCATTCGACTTGCTCGCGGTGCCCCCTCAGCAATCCGATCACGTCGTCGGGGTCGGTCAATCCGACCAGCGTCGTGTAAAGCGCGACGTTGTATCCGCGGCGCAGCGCATGGCGCAGCATCGCCGTGCACTCGCTGTTGATCCAAGGCTCCGACATACCGGAAAAGTCGATGCGCACGTATCGCGGAACCTTCGCCAGAATAGCCACGAAGTCCGTGAAGGACAACCACTTCATGTTCTTGCCGTAAGAGGTCTTCAGCTTGGCTTGCGGGCAGTATGCGCACATCAGCGGACAGCCGATGTTGGTGGTGATCTCGAGGGTGGGCATTCAGGCATCCCAGGTGCGGAGGTCGGGGGCGTCGGTCATCCTGCCGTGGCCACAGTATCCATCGCCATAGACCCAGCAGCGACAAATTGACATCGGCAGTGAAAATGCAACGGAATCAGCGATCTAGCTTTATTTATCGTATACGGCCCGTTTTCCGACACTTCTTCACAACGCGCGCAGACCTTATCGTCTTCCGCAGTGAGAATATCCACTTTCCCCTTGACCTTCGCGAACGCCGCTTCGGCCCGCTCCTCTTTGCGCCGCTGCGCCAGCGAGATGCCCTGCGGGCGGAACCGGCCGGTGCGCGGACTGCGGCGCGTTTCACGTGCAACGACGTGCTCCTCGGCGAAGCGGCCGGTGCGCGGATGCTGCGGTTGCGGGGTGAAGCGCATTTCGTCGGCGAGATCGGCGATCGTTGTCGCTTTCCGCGCCGCGCGCTCGCTCACCGTCCCGACATGGGTCACGCCGCGCGCTTCGAGCGCGTCCAGCGCCGCTTGGCTGTAAGCCTGGGTGACCGCGTGCTCGGCGAGCATCCGCGACCGCCGCAGCCCTTCCCCGAAGGCGCGGTCGAGGAGGCGGCCGATCTGTGCCGGACGCTGCCGCGAAAGGAGGGCCGCAGACACAATCTCGTGCGCGCGCTGGCTCACGTAATCGCAGATGTCAGCGAGGTGAGAAACCGACGCCGCGTGACATGCCGCAGCCGATGGATTGGCTTGGCTGGAGGACATCTCAAAAGCACCCCGCGAGTGCATTTAGTTCTTGACTTATGCACCCCACTTCCGAGGCACGAGCTTGGCTTGCCGGATGGCGCTCAGCCGACGAATGGATCAACGTAGGCCAGTGGCAGTGGCCGCTGGTTCCGATAGACGAGATAGAGGACGCCTGACTATGACCGATATTTTTCACGCTCCTTCAATTCAGACAGAAGCGCTCATGCGGATTGTCTCTGAATGGGACGAGCCGGTAAAGCGCCTAGACTGGCTCGATGCGCCATTGATGACCGTGCCTCAACCCGTGATCACCAGGCGCGCTGCCCTGCCGATCTCTCGCATGGGGCCGTTCGACTCCCACCTGTGCTTTATCGCGATAGGGCCGCGTTATATGCCGGGAGACGGCATAGAGGCTTGGGGCAATACTCCGGACGCGGTGCGCGCAGCCTGCAGTTCAGGCTGCCGAATTATACGACTTACGGAGTGACGACTAAGCCGCGTCTGCCGGATCAAACCCCAGCGCCGCCTTCACCCAAGGCGGCGTTTGCTTGTCGTCATCCTGCGCGTCGTTGTCCGGCTCGCCATCCCTCGCCGTCGCAGGATCGTCCAAGTCGACCGACTTCTCGTCGACACTCCCGATGTGGATTTTCGGCAACTCGTCAGCCATTTCCCCAACCTCCGAACACGTTCGGATGAATGTAGCTCTGCAATGCGATCGTCGGCGTGTTGCCGAGCTTGGAGGATACCACTTTTGCGACGGACATTATAGCCTTTTTGCGATCCGCCGCCGTTTTTGGCGCGGCTATCTTGGCGACTTCCGCGCGAGCGGTCGATGTGCCGACCAGGGTGCGGAAGTCCTTGACCTTGACCCCAGCGCCGGCGACGCCGTGAACATAATCGCGGAGGCTGGCGTCGCTGACGTTCGGGAACAGTTGCCCGTTCGGCCCTGCGTTCGCGGCGCGGGATGCCAGCATCGAAGCCACGCTCTCGTTGGTGATTGGCAGATTTAGCGAGACGCCCTTCTTGCCGACGAATTGCAGCGCCGTATCAGCGCCAGAGCCGGTTACGTGGCGACCCTCCAACGTCGTGGCGCCGTAGGCTTTCTTGTCGGCGCCAGTGTCGTCCTCGCTGCCAGGTCGCACGCCCGTCTGCATGATGAGATGCAGCGCGTCGGCATGTTCGGCCAGAGTTGGGTCCGACGATGCCCGGTTAGCATCGTTCTTGGCGGCGATCCCCGGCGCGCTGCTTTCGAGTTCGGCGATCCGGTTGAACTTCTGCGCGGACTGGTCGCCTTGGAACTTTGCCGAATATACGTATTGCGAGCGACCCTTTTTGTCTTTGCCAATCGCCAGCAGATCGGCGTCGGGGTTCGGATTGATCCGGACATCAGTCCAGGCCGGCGGCAGTTTCAGCGCTTGGATATGCGGCGGAAAGGCCGCGCGCTCGACGCCAGAAACCAGGCCTCCGGAACCACTGCTCCACTTGCCGCTTTCGTCGCGCGGCTCGTCCGGGTCGTAATCCTTGATCGCCAGAGCCAACGCCCGCGCCGCCGCCGCCTGCACATGCGGCCCGAGCCACCCGGCGTCATGGCCGACGACGCCGATCATCAGCTGCTCGTCGAGCCAGCGCTTGAACATCGACGCCTTGTCGGCGACCGGTTGCGCCATCCGCGGCGCCTTCGGGCCAATGCCGAGCGCGTCGTCCGCGACGATGGCGCGCTTGACGGCGCGCGCGGTCTTTGTCCAGCGGCGTGTCGTCTCGCGATCGAAGCGGGCGCGGATGTCGCCGAGGCCGGCGGGGTCGAACGTGTCCATCAGTCCGGGCGATTCGGCAACGGATGCCAGAGCGTCGGCTTCATCCATGCGGCATACGCATCGGTTCCGCAGACGATCCAGTCAAATCCCGGATAATCCCCGCCCGCGCCGTACTCGATGGCGAGCATCTCGGGGACCGTTTCGATGCCGTTGATTTCCCCGGCCCATAGCCCAAACCCGAGGATGCGCGTTCCGTCCTTCGGTGCCGTTTCAATAGAGCGCCAGCCATTCATCGACGATATCGCGAGTCCCCGCTTGGCGACTTCGTGAGCTTGCTGAATAAACGTCTGCGGAATCCGATTTTGCACCGGGGTTCCGTGGCCGATCGTAAAATCGCTCATGGCGTCTGCTTGCCCCCCGGCGGGGGCAAGCCAGCCTTGGCCGCAGCCTGCCCCTTTAGCGCCTCGAACGGGTTGGAGCCGAGTTGCCCCTGCGGCATAGTCCCCTGCGGCGGCACGTCTGGCTCCTCGGGCTCAGCGCCATGTTCGTCAAGCGCGTTCTCCATGCCGGGATACACGTTGTCCTCGGTCAGCTGCGATATGATGGAGTCGCGCAGCATGTCCTCATTGAAGAGCCCGCTGGCGACGTAAATCTGTGTCGCCTGCGCCTTCTTGAGCGCGACATCCGCCAATTCCGCCGCGGTTGGCCGGGAAAGCGGGTTCCACTCGTAATCGATGTGCGGGTCGTAGCGTCCGATCGCCGATTGCGTGATGCAGCGATCCAGCGCGTACATGATAGGCTTGTATTCGGTCTTCTGCTTCGAGGCGATGTCGTTGTTGTAGTTGAGAATATCGACCTCGCCGCCGCTGCCGCCGGCTCCCGCTAGCCCCTTGCCCGGCGAGGAGCCCATGACGCGGGATTCGGGTATTCCGCCGGCGCCGCAGGCCACAGTCATCGCGACCTTGATCAACTCGGGAGTGCTCCCAAAGCTGGTCGTTATGCGGTTCCACTCCTCTTCCGTGTCGAGCAGGAGGGTGTTGATCGAGGACTTGGCCATGTTCGCGGCAGTGAACCGCTTCAGCAGCAATTGGGTGCGATCGGCGGTCGACAGCTTGCTCGTCAATTCCGGGATTTTGACGACATCCATTTTCATGTCGTTGACCATGCTGGCCAAGCCCGCCGTGATCATCGAGAAATCGCGCAGCGCGTCGTCGACCGTCTGCAGCACGCTATCGCCCCAGCCGCCGCCGAGCGGGGCCAGACGCCAGTCGGGAAGCTCGTTGCCGCTGAACTCGATCACCCGAGACGGGTGCACGCGCACCATGCCGTAGCCAGGCTGCACCTGCCTGCCGGGGTCGCTGAGGATCGGGGGCGCGCCGCCCTGGCTGGGCGTGGCAGGGAAGGCGCCCCCGCCTTCACCGAAGAAACCGAACATGGGGGTGGCGACGGTATAGTATTCCGGCCGGGTGTAATAGGGCGAGTCGACGTTATAGATGCGCGGGCCGGCGGCGAGCTCGTACCTGTTGACCACCACCACGAATTTCAAATCATTCAGCCCGACGCCATCGAGGTCGAGTTCCTCTTCCGGCTGGCCCTGGTCCACGCCGAGCACCAGCGCGCCGCCGCCGTAGAGCCGCGCGCGGATCAGACCCATCCGCATCTTGTTCTGCACCTGCAGGTGCTTTTCGAGCAGGTCGATCTTTTCCAGCTGTGGGCGAGACGCCGACCACTGCCGCCATTCGCGGGTCGCGTCCTGTGCGGGAAGATCGACGATGCGCCGCGCGAGCCAGTCGGAGCGATACATCTTCTCCAGGATATGGCGGTCGAGCTCGCGGAATACGAAATGCGAGGACGTGCGCGGGTCCTTCGCCGTCCCGAGCCCGGTGATCAGATTGATGAGGGTGTCGCCGATGCGGTGATAGGCGTCGGTTACGCCGGTGACGAGGCTCATCGCGGCGAGATATACGTGTGGATGCGGATCAGATGATGCCTCGCGCCGAGGGCGTCCAGCACCTCTCCCTGCATGGCCTTGAGGGAGGCTTCCTGGTCCGTGTCGTGCCGCAAAACATCCGGATCGAGCAGCAGCCGCCTACGATAATCAGCATCGCTTTCGGCCTCGGTGCGGATGTCCTTGGCGGGCGCGTACTCTTCGGCCTCGCCTGGAATGATTGTGATGTTCATTCAGTAGCCCCAAACCGTATCTGCCATGCTGGCAGCCATAGGACAGCCTGGGGGCCAAATCCCAGCAATCCGGAAACGAATCCGACAGCAAGGCAACCGATGGCTAACCACGCTACGAAACGCCAGTAGTCGCTCATTCAACCCAGCTGAGGCTGTGGTCATACGTCGATCCCGTCGATAGCAACTCAGTCAGGCACCACACCAGCGCGTCAACCCGGTCCGGCGAGCCCTCGCCGATGTAGCCGTTCGAGGTCATCGCGCACATTTGCGCCTCGAGGAGTTCAAAGCCATCGAACGGGCCGACATGTGAAACGCGCTTCTGCTCGTAGAGCGCCGCGATCGGTTCGGCGCGGACGATCTTGCCGCGCGAGGCCGTGACCTCGGAATAGCTGACGTTCTTGTCGATCGAGCGGATGACATGCTCGACCATCGCGCCGCCGAAGTTGCGCTCCGCGATGATCCGGTCTGCCCCGAAGTCGCGATAGGCTTGCACCGCGACCCGCCCCCATCCCATCGGCGACAAGCGGCAAGTCAGGTCCGAGAGCACGTAGCCGCGGCCGTCGACGCCGCGGCCGGCCACGACAATCCCGATGCTGTCCGCGCCATCGTCATCCGCGCCGCGCGCGCCGCTCGGGTCGATCGCGACCACGACGCGCGCCATATCCGGAGCCGGGCCGACGCGAAAGCCGCGCTCGTCGAACATCGCGCCGGTCCACAGCGCGCCGGGAACGTCGTCGAGAACCTCGGCGTTCAGTTCCTGCCGGCCGAGCCGCGTGCCCGCGTAACGATCGCGGATTTTCTTGATGAACTCCGGCGAGAGATTCGCCGCGTTGTCCATCGTCGTACCGCGCGTGACATGCGTGCGCGGCGCCGCCAGCAGAGCCTTGACCAGCGGCACGGGCCGCGGCGTCGTCGTCACCACGCATCGAGCCGAGCCGGTCCGCAAGCCGAACTGCAGCATGTCCCATGTCTCTTGGCCTAGCGAGCGGGCTGAACTGCCGGGCTTGGAATAGCCCCACTTCGCCAATTCGTCACACCAGGCCGCATCGAACTGAGGTCCACGAAGCTGGTCCGGCTCGGTCGCGTTGTAGAGCGTCGCAGTTGCCCCGTTCGGCCAAGTCAGCCGGCGTTTCGAACTTTCGTAGAGCGGCCGTTTTTCCGGCGGCCCGACTGACAGAAACCCGGACGGACCTTCGGCGATGACATCGCGCGCGTCGGCCGCCGTCTCGGCGACGATGGCGATGCGGCTTGCGCGCCCGGCTTCGACCTCGGCGCGGATATGCTCGACGCCAGTCCGAGTCTTGCCCCAGCCACGGCCGGCGAGGATCAGCCATACGAGCCAATCGCCCGGCGGCGGCTGCTGCTCTGGCCGGCCGATGCGCCGCCATGACCAGAGCCACTCCTCTGTGCCGCGCTGGCGCTCAGCCTTACGCCTCGCTATCTCCGCCAGGAAGTCCGAGAGGGGCGGTGGCGGCGCGGCTGAGAATCTCGTATGCACGCTCGAGTTCGTCATCCGGCAGCTTGCTCAAGTCGTAGGAGCCCACAGCGACGGCGCCAGAGTGATGATGCGCCTGCGATGGCTTTCCGTGGGCGCGCTCAAGGATTTTCTCGATAGCCACAAGCCGAACCGATGCTGGAGCGCGCGACCGCATGATCTTGACGGCCTGCTCTATGCCTTCGCGGCTGTAGAGTTGAGCTATCTCCTTGATTTCGCGAGTACCCTTGTTCGGAGTTCCAGCTACGCGGCCACCCGTCTTTTTTGCTCCAGGCTTCTTTCCGCGGGTGGCCATTTCTAATTAAATCTACTGTAGAAATTGGCCTTACGGCCCCGGCGCGGTCGGAACCGGCTGCGAGGTCACGGTCGCGTGGGCGAGGTCGAGAGTGATCTGCTTCGGCGCCGTATCCGCGACGATATCGACGACCTGGACGAAGGTTTGCAGCCCGGCGCTGTCGCTGACCGTAATGAACAGATCGGGAGCCGCCGGCGCAGGCGGGTTGAGATGCCCGGCGACGAGGGCGTTGATGACGACGTTCGTCCCATTCACCGTCGCAGCGAGGCTCGCCGGGATGCTCGATACGACCGTGAAAGTGTCTCCTGGAGGCGGCGCGACCGGATTGCCGGCGAGATCGTCGGTCAAAATCGCGATCGTTACGACCTCGTCATTCGGGAGTGGATAGTTTGCCATGATGACACCCTTTCTGGTTATCGTCGGTAGAGCCAACCTTATTTTCACAGCCTCGCTTGCAGGTGGAGTGACTAGCTTGATGATCTCCAGCACGTCGGCGAGCAGAGTCGCCTGCCCCGCGGCGATCGCGTTGAGCTTGGCGAGAAGTTGGGAGTTCGTGACGAGGCCGAACATGGTAATCGCCTCGAGGTTGACGATGGCGCCCGCGCGACGAGGTTTGCACGCGCCGCCATCTTCGCGCTGTTATCCGCCACCTGCGCGATGGGCGATTATGTGCGGCTTTATCGCGGGTGTGATGCGGGATTATGACGATCAGCAGCTAGGATGGGGCGGGCAGACTCGAACTGCCACGATGCTGCCGACCAACACGCCCCCGCACCAAGGCTCGGCGCGCGTCCAAGCCGGCGTTGCCGTTCGGCTCGATCCGACCCGCTTGCGCCAGATCGGACCTCGTTAAGCCCGCGCGCCGAATTCGAATTTGACAATGCGTTGCCGGCCCGCAAGCCGAGCTCAATCTGGGCCGTCGTCATTGCCGAGCGGTTTATTTCCCAGAATGGACGGACGCCTTTTGCATGTTTTTTGCACGGGCGCAAGTGGCTATCCAGCCCATCGGATGAAATCCAACGGCATGTCCATCATCGTTTCGCGGCCGAAAAGCGTGAGTGCGACCGTGATCAGCTTGGCGCTCCTGACTCTCTCGATCCTGCCGAAAAAATATGCGAACGGGCAGTTTTCCACGACTTGGACCCGCACGCCGCGTTTTACCCATTTGGCGACGAATTGGCGGCCGTGGTCGGTTTTGCCGGTTAAGTCGAATTCTCCCGACGCTTCACGTAGCCTCATGCTGGCGATTACAGCCTCACTGACGGCCATCGGGCTCCGCTCGTCCCATTCGCCCTGCCGCGCGCAGATGAAGCCCAGCGAGCCCCGTATGGCCTCCGGGCCGCTACTGGCGGGATCGAACACATCGAACCTCGCGCCGACGGTCGGCAGCGACACGAACACATACCCCGGCATCAACGGCCGCACTTGAGCCTCGGCGACGCGCTTGCGCCCGAACTTGCGCACCATTGGCGGCGTGCGGCTCATCGGCGCGTAGGTTTCGATCCCGAGCTCGCGGGCGCGCTGGCAGACGCGGGCTTGCGATTGCGGGATCACGCTGAGCGTGTACCACAGCCGCGCCGCGGTGCGGTCGACTGAGACGCGGGGGCCGCCGGCGTCGAGGGTGGCGAGCATCAGGCGAGTTTCTCCAAATCGCATGCGGCCGTGATCTCGATCGGCGCGCATGGTTCAGACTCGCGCCCGACGAGATACCCCGTCAGCTTGAGCGCTTCGAACTGGCGCATCTCCTCGACCTCGGCGTCGGTGAACAGCCGGTCGCGCGGCTTGGGCTTGCGGACCGGCGCGTGGTCGATTGCGCCGTATTTGCGGAGATGTTCGGATTGATCGGGGGGAATGGTCATCGCAGCAACTCGTCGATCACGTAGGATTCTGGTCGTCTGGCGAAACCGTATTTCCGCATGCCGATCTCGTAAGCTTTTGAAAATCCGCAACCCTTGCGCCCCGTCCTCTTGCGGGCATCACCGACCGACTGGACGGCGCGGCGGCGGTATTCCCGGCGTAGGCGTTTCGTGGTCATCGTACCGCCCTCGTCGGTTCGTCGGGCCAGAATTTCATCAGGTGCGGGGCGTGGGAGGCAATGGCGGCGCGGAATTTTTCGACGCTGCCAAACTCGGTTTCCGCCCATCCGGCATAGCCCGCCCACCCGATTTTCTGGATGGCGTTGACGATTTTCGACTGGATGTCTCGGACGGCGCCAAGGTCGATTACCGGGTCGTCGGAGGGTGCGCTGGTGATGGGCTGAGCCGATCGGGGAATGCGCGCCAATCTGGTCTTGACCTCGTTCCTGATCCAGTTCTCAAAACTCTGCCAAGCGCTGAAGCGCTGGGTTCCGCGGCGCAGGGCGGTTGCTATCCCCGCGAGGATATCAACTTCGGTCCATCCGTTTTCCCTAGCAATTCTCTCGAGTTCGTGAAAATCTTCAGCTTGGCTGCACGGCTCCATGCCGACCAAGTTTCGGCATTTCGAAATCAAGCTTTCGTCTTTTTCACGTTCTTTCGTCGAGGCTTCTCGCGCGGCTGAGGATTCGGAATGAGCAAGAGTGGATTCTTTCTTTTCATCCTCTTCTCCCTTCCCTTCCCTTCCCTTCCCTTCAGGCCGGAGCGCTCCGGTATTTTCCGGAATGCTCACTGAGCAGGTATTTTCCGGAATGCTCTTTGTAGCCTCCGGTATTTTCCGGAGCGCAAAGCCGATAGCGTCGCCGCTACCCCTTGATCGGTTGCAATAACGGCAAGATAAGACCATATTTTCATTGGTTTCTGTCCCTCCGGTATTTTCCGGAATGAAATGATCCAATTCCACACCGGAGAACGCTACCCACGACGATGGGCGCCCCTTTCTCGTCGTCGGCCACCAGATGCTTCCCTTCGCTCCGCAGAAATAACATTCCACATCCTTCTCGCCTCCGGGCTTGCATCCGTACTTGACGGCGACCGAGCGTCTCGTTTCGAGAGGGATGATGCGCTTCTTTCCGGCGTTTACCGGAAAGCGGGTTTTGGTGACGTGAGAGATTTTTTGGTGGCGTGCGAAGTTCGGGATTGAAATTATTTCGCGATCATCGGAAAGTTCTATGCGATCGATCAGTCCAGCTGCGCATAGGAGGTCGACGTAAAGCTCGACGTCGACGTCGTCGTTCGGTAATATCTGCAATCTCAACCGGTCGGGTTGGCTTTCGAGAAACCCCTCGTCGTCGGCAAAATTCCACATCCCTATGAACAATAGGCGCGCCGCGAACGGCAGATGAACGACCTTCTCGTCAGTCCAGAATTCCGGCTTGATGCTCCGAATGCGAGCCATTAGAAGGGCGCCTCCCCATACTGACTCCGCGTCGCCATCGTCGAACACCCGACGTTGCAGAACAACGGAATCGTCTTGCACGGCCCACTTCGATTCTTACCGAGGATTAGGTCCGCCTGATTCCGCGACTCCTCAAGCTTGACCGTCATCTCGTCATCTGGCGATCGGCTCTTGACGCCCTTTTCGAGATAGTAGTGATCCCGATGGATGAACGCGACGACATCCGCGTCAGCCTCCAAGTCGCCGGACTCGCGCAAATCTGAAAGCCCAGGCCGCTTGTCCTCTCGCGATTCGAGCGCCCGATTGAGTTGCGCCAGCAGCACGATGCACACGCCCTCGTCTTTCGCCGCCGCTTTGAGCGCCGCGCTGATTTCGCCGACTTCATAAACCCGATTGCCCTTGTATCTGTCAGACGCCGCGACGAACTTGAGATAGTCGACGAACACGACGCCGAGCCGCTTGCCATGCGCTCGAAGTCTTTTGCCCTCGACGTGGATCCGCGCCTTGATTTCCGCGGCAGACAGCCTCGAAGAATAATCGACCGTCAGCGGCATTCGCTCGAGCCGGCGCTGGGCGTCGCTGACGGTCCACAACTCCTCCTCGTCGAGGGAGCCGCGCATGATCTGGGAGAACGCGATCGGGCGCCGCGCGCTATAGGCGAGGTCGGCGAGCAGCCGCGCGGCGAACTCCTCCTCGGCGAGCTCGAGCGAGAACACGAGCACGCCATTGCCCTTGTTCGCAACCTTCGTCGCGCTGGTCCCGCTTATGATCGACTTTCCCATCCCCGGGCGTCCGGCGACGATCCATAACGCCCCGGGCCGATAGCCTCCGGTCGCATCGTCGAGGTCAGTGAAGCCCGTCGAGACGCCGCTGGCGACTTCCGCCCCGGACATGATCTCTTGCGCCCGGGCGACCAGCCTCGCCGCGCTGGCGCCAGCCGCGACGCGCTTGGTCTGGGATGGGTCTTCGGAGAGCACGGAGAGCCGATCCAGCGCCCCGCTCGCGATCTCCGCCGGCCGCATATCCACCGGCGCGTCGTAGGCCTGCGCTTCGAGGTCGCGCGCCGCAGCAATCATCGACCGCCGGACGGCGAGGTCGCGGATCGTCATGGCGTAGTCGCGCGCCGCGATCGGGGGCCCGGCCTCGGCCGTGAGGCGCGCGAGATAGGCGGGCCAAGTCGTGCCGGAGCCGAGGTCGTGGTCGCCGAGGTATGGGCGGACCGTGATCGGGCTCGCGAGCCGACCGGAGCCGATCATCTCGGCGGCGATGGTGAAGACGCGGCGGTTGATCTCGGCGCTGAAATGCTCGGCGGCGAGGAAGCCGGCGACGTGGGCGTAGACGTCGTTCTGCACCAGCATGGCGCCGAGGAAGGCTTGCTCCGCATCCGCGCTTCCCGGCATCGGCCGCGGATCGGCCGGCGCGCGCCCGGCGGCGATCGAGAAGACGGTCATGGCGTCACCGGCATGGCGTCATGCGTGCGGCCGTCTAGCTCCCGACCAGCAGCCTTCTTGCCGACCAGTCGCATCATCGTCGGTCGGTGCGGCGGAACTGGCGAATCGCGATCGGCCCTACGCATGGCTTCCTGCGTCGGCTCCATTACGCGCCCGTCGCGCAGGACCGCCTTGGCGTCTGGCGCAAAGTCGCTGCCGTTTTTCCAAGCGCCCCATTGCTTGAAGAAAAACGGGCAAAATGCGTTGCTGCACTGATCTCTTATCGAAGCAGCCCAATCCGGATGCATGGGCCTTGCTCCCGGTCCGCTCTCCCCACCAACTATGATCCAGTCAAGACCTGGAAGTTTTTGGGGAAGCGACGGGCCAAGTTCAAATCCGGGTTTGTACGGAGGCGCGGCCACGATTCCAGAATGCGCGCCCGTCAGCGCGTCCAGTTTCAGATTGACCCACTTTTCGTGCTTTAAATCCAAGGCGCGGAAATCTATCGGCCCGAGCAGCGGCTCAGCGCTGACGAACCTCACCGCGGCCGGGGTCGCGAGCAGATCGGGCACGCGCTCGTCGGCGCGGCGCTGGTCTTCGGCAGAGACGCCGAGCCATACGTTCGGGAGCGGCCAATTGAGGGCAGAGCGATCGAGTGGAGAGATATCGAACATTTGCTCGCCGACGCGATTGACGGTCCAGTCGTCATCGATATAGATGCGCATCCTCGCCGAGCGCTTCGTGAGCACCTGAAAAGTGTGCTGCGGCGCGAGCGCCATCACCGCGAAGACGCGATCGATCCACTCGTCTGAGACGAAATCAGCGAATAGATCGGTCATAGAGCAGACGAAAATCCGTCGTGGCCGCTTCCAGCGCAGCGGCGCGAGCAGCATCGTCTCGTCGAGGAAAATTTCTATATCGCCGCGATGCCCTGGCTTGAACGGCAGTCCGGTTCCGAGGCGCTTGTTGATCGACTCGCTATAGCAATGCTCGCATCCAGAAGTCACATGTTCGCAATGCCAGCCTACCTTGCCTGTCGCCTTGTTGCGCGCGCGGATCGGAGTCCAACTCGCCTCGGTCCATTCTATCGAAGAAACAGCGCCCATTCAGCCCTCCCCACGCCCGCCCGCAACGCCCGCAGCTTTCATGCGACGCAGCCATCGCTTCTGACGCTCGCGGGTGCAAAGGCGGCATCCATCGCCGCGGGCTGTCCGAGCGTCATCCTCGATATCGGCGTGACCACACCGAAACCCCTTGCGAGCTAGCGCCAAACGCATGGGATCGTCCCATGACGCGAGCATGCCTGCGATCCACCGTGCCCTGATGGCGGGGTCGCGCCACTGCGCCTTCTTGGCTTCCGATCTGGCCGCTGTGTCGTAGGTCACGCTGCGGCCTCCGATGCGCGCGGCAGGAAACAACGGGCGATCCAACGTGCGAGCGGCTCCGGTATCTTCGCGATCATGGCGCTGGCGGCTTTGCGCCGCGGCGATGCGCTCGGTAGTTGACATAGGTTCTTATCGAACCATTCTGCGCCTGCGCCTGCGCCTGCGCCTTTGCGGCCTTCGGCGGGGTTGGTCCAACGCGCCATCCCGTGGGCGCCGCAGCCCTTGGCGGCGTCCCATGACGGCCCCGCGCCCTTGATCCCGGTTTCCGCAACACTCGCCGATTGAAACGAACGCCCGCTACCGTCGAAGCGGAATCCCGGAACCTTGCTCGCCCTGACCGTAGCCGGCATGAGCGCGGGAACATCGCCCCAAAGCATGAACGAGCCGAACGACCAGCGCGCAGCGCCGACCCATTCCTGCGCGCCACGCACATTCTCGACCACCATGGGAATATGCCGCCCAGCCGCCTCGCAAGCCTCGCGTTGAAGCCGAAAGCAGGCGTTGAACAGACGATTTAGCCGCTCTAGTTCCTTGCCCGTCGCGTCGGCGCGGATCGCCGCGGCCTTCGCCTTCGCGCGCGACCAAGGCATCGCCATGTACGAATATTCCTGACACGGCGGCGAGCAAACAATCAGATTGGCGCCCCCGAACTGCGATCCGTGCAGCGTCAGTACGTCCTGAATGACCAACTGCGCGGGGTAGCGATGTTCGCCGTAGACGTGCTGCTCGATGTCGAAGCCGATGACGTCCCAGCCTTCTGCGAGCAAGCCCTCAGACCAGCCGCCGAGGCCGCAGAAAAGGTCCACAGCGAGCGGCCTGCGATCCTCGGCCAGGCGCTGGTTCGCGGCGATGCGGGGGAGGGCGGTCATGAGGCCACCAGCGAAGCTTGTCCGCGTGGGCGATCAGTAACTCGAAATTTCAGGCCCTCAAAATCTTCCCTTATTGGAATCCACCTGAAGCCAGGATTTGCGGCAAGTCTCGCCAGGATGCAGATATCGTAAACGGCTCCGTTCCTGCTCACCGAAGCAATTTGCGTCATCACGGATCGAGGCCAGAAATAACCACCACGTCCGCAGTTGAAGCGGGGAGACAGGCGCCCAACCTTCGCTATCCGTCGAAGCGTTGACGCCAGCACGTCTCCCGTGGATTCCTCGAATACGGAAACAACAACATCGCAACCGCTTTCGGATTCGACGCGCTGATAGTGCTCGAAATGGCGAAGGTCGATGCCATGCTCTAACTGATCCGTGATTCGCGTGAAGTCGGCATGATCCTTCGTCTTGACCTCGACCCAGTGCCGTTTCCCGCCCCTGACGATGTCCAAATCAGGGATGACAAGCGCCAGCTTAGGCCCCTGCATCTTCGGAGCCTTGTTGCCGTCAGAGCCGCCGTAGTCATAGGACGGAATTACGAAATATCCGCAGCTGCGCATGATCAGCGCAACGATCCTCTCGCCAATCCGGCCGCGTTTGAATTCCTCGCGGTCATGCAGCGAACTCATGCGGGCCTCACAATCAAGCCGATCTGTGAGAACGACTCCTGAAACCGTCGCGAATCTGCGCCGAAATAGAAGAACACTTGCCCCTGTGTTGGGGAGCACTCCTCGCCAGACGGAGCCACGAACCTGACGCGACCGCGAAGCAAACAAATAGCCGAAGCCGAAATGGCAGCTGTGTGAAACCATCCCGTGTCGGTGTAATTATGGGTCAATAATACAGCCTCTGTAACTCGCCCCGCGAGGTACTCAGACTGAAGCTTTTCAACGAACGGCTCCATCGTGGCGCGAGCATAGGGGGGATTGAGCCAAACCCTTCCGAACCATTCTCGCGTCAATCCATCATCGGCGATGGTGAAAAACGTAACGGCCTTGATCCATTCCTGAGCGATTTCGTTTGAAGCTGGATCGAGATCAATGGTTCCAAGGACTTCACGCGCTCTCTCGACATATTCGGCGGGCGTATACCACTCGTTTTCGCCAGTGAAGATCGCCTTGGAATAGCTCGGCGAACTCGTCGTCATATCCGTTACACGCGCCTTCGCGTGCTCCACACGGGTCTCGAACTTGTCCTCGGAGAGAGCGGCAAGGCGTTGCCATTTGACCGATTGCGTGTCTGTCACGCCCATCTCGGCCAGCGTCATTGGCTTTGCGACCTCAGCGCCTACTGCTTGCGGTCGAGAGGGGGTAGGATTCTGATAGGGCTGGCCGCCCTTCGCCTTCGGAATCTTGGCCAGCAATTCTCCCGCCCTTCGCTCCGCGCGCAATCTGATTTCGGTGGCGTGCCGAATCAAAGAGGTGTCTTTTGCCTGCCGAGCGTAGGCCTCCAAAGCGATGGCCTTGTCGCGAATATCCTTGACCTCATCAATCCTATGAGCCTCAGCGAGGGCTGTGCGGGCTGCATCGTATCTGGCGAGCGCATTCATGCCGATCTCGTCCCCGCCCGCTCGCCGAACAGCCGCAGCTCGCGAGGCGGCGTGCGCCCGTGGTGCGCAGAGGCCCAATCGAACAGCGCGCACGCGTCGGCGCGGTTGTCGTCTCTCACGCCTTTGGGCATGTAGCCGAGCAGGATCGCCCGCTGGACCACGGCGCGTTTGAGCGAATCACGGTCACGCGGCGCGCCGGGCCCACAGAAATGCGTGACTACCGTCGACCGCTGCGGCGCCGCGTATCGGATGCCATAGCGCCGGCACATCGCGACGATGACGCCGTAAACCTCGATTTGAAGGATGATCGCGTCCGCCGATTTCTGCGCCGCCGGGTTCATGAAATGCTCGACGCAGACGAAGTCAGGCTTGTCGAGCGTCCATGTGTCGATGAGAAAACACATCGCGTTGAACGCCGCGACGTCGCGATCGTCGTCGGGCGCCTTCAAACGCACGGCTCCGGAGCGAGGGATAGTCCCCGGCTCGCCTAGCGCCCATCCTAAAATAGTTGCGGGGTCGATAGCCATGATGATCACGCGGCCCTCGCAAAGTCGCCAAATAGTTCTTTGGCCTTTCGAAAATACGCTTCGTTAGCCTCTTCGCGCGTCGCAAAGCCGCCCAGAGAATACCTTTGTCCACTGCAAGATATCCTTGCATAGAACCGATCACATCCCTTGTTTTGGAAAACTCCCTTCACGCCGAGCCTGCTGTCTCTCCGGCACGGATGATTGGCGTTGTTCAACGTACGCGTGGCCTCACGGAGATTGTTCATCGCATTGGCGCCGCGATCCAAATCGTCATGGTCCAATTCAACTGGCCACGTTCCGTGATGCCAGAACCAAATCAGCCGATGAACAGCATATTTCTTTCGGTCTAGGCAGACGATCCAGTAGCCATCCCCTCGCTGATGCCCAGCAATCTCGCCGGCTGGGCGGCCGCCGCGCGTAAACCGCCCCCGAAATAGATTTAACGATTCATCTAAGATCAGCAGATGCTTCAATCTCTCAAGTGTCAGCACTTCCGAGTTCGGCCGACCGCCAGGATGCGCCATCCCGCGCGTTCGGTGCCCCAGCATGTGACGCTTGTAGCATCCACAGCTAACGGTTGATCCGTTTCGCAGCTTGTTCGCCGAGGGGCACGTCACGACGCCACAATCGCAGCGGCAATCCCAATATGTGTGGTTGTCTACCTTCGCGACCATCTTCGTGACCACGAGCCGACCGAACCTTTGCCCTGTAAGATCAGGGACTGCCCTGAGAGCGTTTGTACGCTTCAAGGAGTCAAGCCTCAGACATCCGCAGCTTTGCGTATGTCCGGTCCGGACCTTGTTGTGGCGGATGCCTTTCGCGGTTCCGCAATCGCAAACAAACGACCATCGGCCCCCGCCTATTGGCGAGACAGCCGTCAAACGACCAAACTTGTCGCCAGAGGCAATCATCTCAGTTGACGGCCTTATAGGAACCCTCGACGTCCCCGCCGACCTTGGGGCCCTTCGACTTCAAGGGCTTGATCCCCTTCAAGGCCTCGGCGTTGGCCGCCGAAGCCTCGGCATCCTTGTCCTTCAGGAACCCCGGCCGAACATCCGGCTCGTCATCCGGCGCGCCAGGGGAGCCTTTCGCAGCCGCCTCGCCGAGCGGCGTGTCCGCTAGATCGCCGAGCGCGTGGCGGATTTGGTCGTAAGTCTCGCGCTCGATGAGGTCGAAATCTACGCGCAGCGCCTCGATCTTGCGCGTCAGTTCCCGCGCCTTCACGGCCTTCTTGAGCGGCTTCGTCGGAATGCCGCGCGCCTTCGCCTCGTCGTAGATATTGGCGATATCCTCGCGCATGGATCGGCACTTGGACATATAAGAGCCGCGCTCGCTGAGCAGATCTTCGACTACGCCTTCGATACGATCCACGAGCGCATGCAGCACGTCCGGGTCGAAGCCGTTCGTCCCCGCGCGCGGTTGCTGGATTTTCCTAGGCTCGCCCATGAAATATTTCTCCCGTTTTCCTGTCGCGCGACAGCGCGGCCAAGGCGTCCTGATAACCTTTGTCGCTTCTCATGTGCGCGTAGAGGTCCGCTGGCTTCTCGACCCGCGCGACGAACCGCGGATTATTGATCAGCGCGAGCTCGACCGCCGCGATGGCGGCTGGCCCTGCGGCGGCTTGCTTCTCGCGGTGCTCGGCGAGAGCTTGCGGGGATGAGATCGCTTTGCGCCTCTCGGCCAGCGCCTGCATCGACACGACGCGCTGCTGTTCGGACTTCGCCCGTTTGGTCGCGCCGCCCCTGGCTTGGTGGCTCTGGCCTGAGATTAATGGCTTAGGCCCAAGTCCTAGCCGACGAGCTTTGCCAATGATGGCGTTCCGGGTCGCGCCGCATCCGATGGCAAGGGCAATTTCAGGGCAGCCGATGCCGCTGTCCGGCCACATGCGGCGTAGCATTGCGAGCCGCCACTCGCTCCAGTCGACGCGGTCGGGACTGCGTTTGCGCATTTCCGGGGGAAGCGGTTTCGTCATCACAGCCCCCAAATCTTTGTATGCACGCGCGGCTTTTCCGGCGGCTCGTCGGCGATCCACGGCGCGATCCAGCAGGCCAGCTGGGCGATCGCTGCGGCTACCTCGAGGCACTTACGCGCCGCCCATGTGCGGACCCGTCGCGTCCAGCCGCCGCTCGAGTTGTTCGATCCTTGCGATGACGTCCTGATATTCCCGTCTGACCACACCTTCGGCCTCGCCTCTCGCCCGCGCAGCAGCGCGCAAGGCGTCCATTTCTTCCGAATCCACCCGCGCCGCCTCGCGATACCAGAGCGCCTTCGCGCGCCGGAACGGCATGCGCATCTTCAACGCAACGTCTCGAATGAGCGTCTCGATATGCGTGCCGGCCGGACTAGGTTCGGCTAGACGCTTCAACAAATCAGACGCCTCGGCGCTCGCACCCATTTCCACGTTCCTGGATGAAATTTCCACCTTCACGGATGGCTCCCATGCTTTTGATTGAGCATGGAAGGAAGGAAACATTGCACACACAAACAAACCCACCCGCGCCAGCCCCTGCAAGGGCCGCGCAGGAACCGAAACTCAGGCTGGATAAGAAAAAGACACGACCGTCGCCCGGACGGCCGCGCCAGTCACGCCATCGAACCCGGGAGGGAAGGCGATGGCGAGCTCAGATGATGGAAAGCATGCGGGGCGCGCGCTCATGCGTCGACGACCTCGCGCTTGGGGAGACGATCGAGGATCGCGGTGAAAACGGAGATGTCGGACTCGACAACCGGGCGGAAGTGTTCTGAATCGAACCAAGCTTCATCTGGCCCCCAGACCGGGTTGATGATTCCATGCAGTCTAAGCCCGATAAACCCGTCCCGCTCTACGATGCTTCTAATCGTATAAACAGGCCCGCATTGCGGGATCATGAACTTCGTCAAATCGACGAGATGCCTGACCTCGTCGCCAATCGTGTTGTCGATACATACGACGGCCTGTCCGACCCTGCGACAATCGCTCATTGCGAGGACCCTCCCACCCGAATGAACGCCCCGACGAACAGGCCGAGCGCCACGGATAAAACGGCCCAGACGGCAAGGTCCGCGAGGATGTGAAGGGCGATCGCGCTCATTCTGCAGCGACCCCGGTCTCCGACGATTGCGACGTTCCAGCCTCGGGCGGTTCCCACAAGTCCGGGCGCAGCTGCCATCGAGAAATCTTGCCACCCGTCGCGGCCTCGATCCCCATCGCCAGCTTCGGGCCGACCTTGCCGGTGCGCTTCGCATCGTTGATTACGGGCTGTGAAACCCCGGCAGCAGCGGCTAGTTTGGCCTCGGTGCCGAAGTCCACGATGGCGTCTTCGATGAGTTTTTTGATCGCTTCCATAGGCGCACGATATAGGAACGCCTATGAAAGTCAATAGGGCAAATGAAGGCGATTATAGGAAAAGCTTCGCCTATAATTTCGGTATGGAAATCGGAGCCAAAATCAAGGAATTCCGGAAGGCGGCTGGGATGAGCCAGGGCAAGCTCGCCAAGGCGGCCGGTGTCAGCCAAGCCGTGATTTCGGACCTGGAGTCGGGAGAACAGCAGACCTCCCGCAAACTTCCCGAGATTGCAGCCGCGCTCGGGCGCGCGCTCGTAGACTTCGACGCCATTTACGCTCTGCCTCCCAACGCAGCAGCCGCGCCGCCAGAAGATCGTCCTCCGGTCGGAGATGGCCTTGTCTTCATTGCGGTGCACGAGGCGTTCACGCTTGCCGAATTCTCAGACGATGACAGTACAAAGATCGCCTCAACGATTCAGCTAATAATAACCGCGCATCCTCCCGTGCCCCGTGGGATGTCGCGCGAAGACGTGATCCGAAGGCTAGTGCGGTGGGAATTGGGCGAAGCGATCCGTCAAGCGCGGCCAAAATCTCATAGATAGCTTCACGGTCTGTCCGGGCATAACCACAAATTGTTGTCGTGACATCCTCCCGACCTTTCCCCCGAAGGTAACACGTAGGCGCGGCGGACCGCACAATCACGAGTTCGCGATTGAACGGATAAATTTTGCGCATCCCATGCCCATTGTTGGGCATCGCGGGCGCGCGACAATTATTTTCGATACCGGCATAGTTTTGCCTATAACGCCTATTGACACGCAATAGGCATTCCTATAATCATCTCCCCACGCCAGCCGACGCGCTGGCCTACCGGGGACAGAGACCATGGAAGTTTTCATCATTCCCGACGCCGACGGCCATCTCGGATGCTGCGTCGTCGGCGACTATCTCGGCTTCGAAGTCCGCAACAGCGACGACGAACACATCGCCGGTTTCTCCGGCGAAGCCGCCTCCGATCGCGCTCTCGATTTCGCCGCTCGCCATCTCGCCGCAAAGGCCGACCTCTCCACCGACGCCAAATTCGACGCCCTCCGCGCCGCGCTGGCCTGACCCGAGGGGCGAAAGCTCCTCCCCTTTCCGGGAGCAACGAAGATGCCGAGCAATCCGGTTCCCAACTTGTCGCAACGCGACCTGAAGCAACTCAGAAAGCTGCTCTACGGGTATGCGGAGCATATTGCAGCCGAGCAGGGACTCGCAGCCCAAACCGTCCGCCTGATCGCCATGTGGGTCAACGACGATATCGACCCGGTTGAGCGGTTCCACATTGCCCCGACAATGGGAGGCTGACGCCATGAACGATCACGCAACGTCCGACGCAGCCGAAGCCAACGACGACGAAATAAAAACCGCGATGTACGACGCGATTTGCGACGGTGAGGGGCATTCGAACGCGTTCTATCTCAAGCACCATCTCGCCAAGCATGGCCTCGTCATCGTCGAGGCGAGCAAATACTCCGGCATGTTGATTGCGCTGCAATTGCTGGCGTCGACAGGCAGTCTGGTCGCCCAAGTCGTTCTCAAGAAAGTGGATGCGCAGCTATGAAAACCAGCGAGGCCTTTTGCTTCCACGACGGCTCGCTCACGGTGAAAACGACCGGATACGGCGAAGCCGACGGAAGCGGTTACATCGCCTTCAACGATGAGGCCCTCGACTATGAGCCGCACGAGGAGGATTCTGGAACGACGAGGTTTCAGAATGTGGCGAAGGATGATTTGGTCGCTATGCGCGACTTTCTCAACCGAGTGTTTCCCGCCCCCGCAGGCGATCCCGCCATCAGGGCCGCACTCCAACTCTTTGTTAAACAGTGGAACGCATGCGGCCCGAATAGCGACTTCGGCCGCTACTTCAAGAATGTACGCGACGCGGCGGTTTCCGCGCTCGACAAGGCAACGGGAGCCTGACCGATGAAACACGAAATCGCCATCAACCGCGGTCTCCTCAAGCGGAATCCTCTGATCTTCCCCCGCGACCCGATTGCCCCCACAGCGCCGCCAGAATGCGAAGCCTATGCGCTCGGCCATGACGCGCGGAACGACCTCCGGCCTCTCGACGAAAACCCCTACGACGGCATCCTCGAATGTTTGGAAAATATCGACTGGGCGCAGGGATGGGCCGACGCGGACCGAGCGTTGGACGAAGATTACGATCGGAAGTTGGACGAACGCGGACCCGAGGCATACTGACATGAGACAACAAATATTCGTACAGAACACCCCGCCGCCTCTCGACGCCGCGGCCTACGACATCCTTGCAACGGTTGATCATTGGCTCAAGCACGTCATCCCGTACGGCGCTCCCGACGCGGGGCATATTGCGATGCTGACGGAAAGCGCGAACTGGGTGCGCCGTGAGTTGCGGGCGAAGGCGAGGGTGACGGCATGACTCCCTCGATGCGACTGAGCGACATTGTCCGCAAGTGGTGGTTGACGCTGGTTCGGGAGAAGCGCGACGATCTCACATTCCAGACGATCAAAGGCGATTTGGACGAGGCGTTTTCCCTAGGACACGAGTTCGGCCTTGAACGGGCCGCCGACGTTGTCGACCAGTGCAATCGCGACGGACCTTACAACGCGATTATCGCTGGTCGCCTCATACGCGCCTTGAAGGTCGAGCGCGTTCAGCCTGTCGCCACGCGCGACGAGGATTTTCTTTCGGACGGTTCAAAATGACCGAGACCGCCCTAATGGCCCTCACCCTCGCCGTCCTAGCCGTCGCATTCGCGATCGTGGCCGTCAGCGTCGCGATCCAAGGGAGGCGGCTGTGATGTTTATCATCGTCAAAGACGTGTTCAGCGCAGTCGCGAGAAAATCCGTCTATGAGGTTGAATGGATCGCGCGCTGCTCTCTCGATGACGCAATCAAGAAACTGAAAGAGTTACGGCGCGTAAACAAACAAGACAGGTTTATCTTGTCCGCATGCATCGAGGATCAGGCATGAAATGGCTCCTCGTCACCTGCTCGATGCTGCTCCCGACCGCCGACACGGACCGCGAGCCCCGCCCGGCGCCGACACGCTGGCCCGGCAAGAGCGACGACCGCGTTCCGCTGCCCCGGCTCGGGCTGTGCCCGGGGAGTTTCGAGGCGTGGGTCGATGGGAAGCGCGCGATTTGTGTGCGGAGGGCGTGATGACAAAACCGATAACCAAGTCTCAGTTCTCCGATATGTGGCTACAAGAGTTCGTGGTTAAAGACTTATGCGGTCTATGCGGAAATCATGGGTTCATTGATACTCGTGGCAAAATCTACAGTCCGGCAGGGGTCGAGTGCGGCGGCAGGTTTTACTGCATCTGTCCCAACGGACGCGCCATCAAGCAGGCCAGAGCTAAGCCATGACCATCGATCCGCTTCGTATCGTCGCCGCAATCACAGTCGTTGCCGCGTTGATCGCGCTTGGGGTTTGGCTTTGCTGCGCTGACATAGATCAAGACCAGGGAGATTTATGGTAATGGAAACCGAACTCGTAACAATCCCGTCGCATCCCGGGACCGCCCTTGCGCTGTTCACGTCAGATGGCGGCAAAGACTTAGACCCGCTCCTCGCCGAAGTCCGCGAGAAAATCGACGCTTGGGTTGCCCCAGATGTGAAGACGAAAAAAGGTCGCGACGAAATCGCATCCTTCGCTTTCAAGGTGGTGCGTAGCAAGACCGCGCTTGAGAAAGTCGGGAAGGAGTTGGCGGCCCAAGCGAAGCTGATCCCCGGCAAGATTGACGCGAGCCGGCGCCGGATCAACACGACGCTTGACGCATGGGCGGCCGAGGTCCGCGCGCCGCTGACGGAGTGGGAGGTCGCAGAAAAGGCGAGGACTGATCGTCACCAAGACCAGTTGAGGCTTTTGACGGAGATGACGATCGCTCCGAATGCCGGACTTCCGGGGGGCTTTAGTTCGGTAGACTTCCTCTCCCAGATTGCCGCCGTCGAGGCGATCGGGATCAGCCCGGCCGCTTGTGAGGAATTCGAGTCCGATTACGCGCGCGCTAAAGACGGCGCACTGCGCTCGCTCAGGGCAGCCCTCTTTGTTCGTCAGCAGCAGGAAGCCGAACAAGCCGAACACGCCCGCCTACGGGCCGCAGAAGCCGAGCGCGAGGCTATCCGCAAGAAAGAGGCGGAAGCCGCAGCGGCGGTGGAGCGCGAGCGCCAGCGAAAGGAACGTGAGGCAACGATCGCCGCCGAGGCCGCTGAGCGCGCCAGACTGAAAGCGGAATCGGACGCCCAGAAAGAGCGTGAGCGGCGCGAGAACGACGCGCGGGCCGCCGAGCGTGCAGCGCAGCAAGAGCGCGATGTTGCCGCTCGCCGCGAGCAGGCGTTGCGCGACGAAGCAGCTGCGGCCGAGCGACGCGCGGCCGAAGCCGATGCGCGGGCGAAGCGAGAGATTGCGGAAGCAGCTGCGGCTTCCGAGCGCCGAGTAGCCGAACAAGCCGTCCGTGCGAAGGCCGAAGCCGAGCGCCGCGAGGCGAACAAGCGGCACGCCGCCGCCGTGAACCGAAAGGCGCGCGATGCACTGGTCGCGGGCGGCATGGTCGAGGAAGCGGCGACGCTGGCCGTTACGCTGATCGCGAGCCGGAAGATTCCTGCGATTTCGATCACATACTGAGGCGATGATGAAAATTCTCACAAAATACGCGGCCTTCGACGGCGTGTTGCACGCAACCGAGGCCGAATGCCGCGCCTATGAACGTCGCGTCGCGCACATCCGCATGGTCGGCTTGAAGGTCGAGGATGTCGAGGCCGCGCTGACCCGCGCCGATCTGGATTTGGCTGACGCCTTCGAGGAAGTGGCCACGCGGATCAAGCGGGTGCGGTTGGCGAGCGGGAAGATGGTGACTGGAGAACCGGACCTAGGTGAGCCGGACTTTTCCGAGGTCGAGGGCGCGCGGGGAGAGGCGCAAACTGGTGAGGCGGCATAATGTCTATTTTCACACGCGAAATGTTCCTCTCATCGGAAGAAGAACAAGACGGCGAAACCGGCATCAGCATCGGCGACCTCGGCCCCGCGCTCGCTGTTTGGTCGGGCATGAACTTCCAAGTCGCCGTGCGCATCAGCGTCGCCCAAGCCGCAACCGCGTTCAACACGACCGATGCGGTGATCCGCGAGGCGATCAACGCCGCCGGCTGGATCAGCTACGTCGGCGAAGACAGCGACCCGGAACGGCAGTTCATCGAATTGGACGGGGAGTAGGCAGATGCGCGACAATTTCGAGAAGTTGGGCGACATCTCCGCCGGAATCGTCGCCGGGCTCAAGCCGACGCGCGCGATCGAGATCGTCAGGCCATCGTCTCGTGAGGAATGGCTTGCCGGGAAGATGACGACTGTTGGCGGGAGCGAATTGCCGTCGCTGTTCGGCGTCAGCAAGCATCAGAGCGCCTACGCCCTGTTTGCTGAGAAGTCCGGTCTAGCCAAGCGCGAGTTTCCAGAGATCGAGATACGCGAGAATAGCGTTTGCATCCCGCCGACCGGGCGCGGCAACCTCTTTGAGGACGATGCGATCGAGTGCATGCGCCTACTTCGCCCGACATGGACAGTGTCGCCAAATCCGGTCCCCGGCGGCGGATGCGTCTATGTCGATCAGCAAGCCAGGATGTCGTCGACCCCCGACACGTTTCTATGGGACCCTGCGCGGCCCGGTAAAAAGGGCACGCTTCAAATCAAGTCGATGGCGCAGATGGTTTTCGACAGGGAGTGGAAACAGGACGGCGAGATCGTGCCGCCGCTTTCGGCCGCGATCCAGGCAATAGACGACGCAACGCTGTCGGACTGTGCTTTCGCCTACGTCGGCGCATTCGTGGCCAACTTCAACATCGATTTCTATCTGATCGAGGTTCCGCTGCATCCTCAGTTGATGGTCAAGGCGCGCGAGCTCGTAGCCGATTTCTGGCGCAGGATTGCCGAGAATGATCCTTACTCGCCAGATTTCGACCGTGATGGATGGATGATCGCGCAGATTTATAGCGAGGCCGAAGCCGGCGCCGAAGTAGATCTCAGCGGTAATAATCGCATATCCGAACTGCTCGCCAAGCGAGACGGATACAAGGCGACCGAAAAGAACGGCAGCGAAGCCGAGAAGGCGCGGAAGTCTCTCGATGCGGAAATCATCAACATGCTAGGCAACGCCGCGCGCGGGCGCCTAGCTGATGGCCGTCTGATTGAAGCGCCGACGACGCACCGCAAGGGATACATGGTCAACCCGTCAACCTATCGAACAATCAAGGTGAAAGCAGCATGAACGCCATAACCAACGTCGAGCCCGCCAGCCATCCGCTGATCAAGCTCAAAACGCAGTTCATAGATCGGCAAGCCGAGTTCCATGCGGGGCTCCCCGCGCATATCCCCGTCGAGCGCTTCATCCGCGTGATCCTGACGGCATGCCAACTAAATCCAGAATTGCTGAAAGCCGATCGTGCTTCGCTGTTCACATCGGCGATGAAGGCCGCGACGGATGGCTTGCTGCCGGACAATCGCGAAGGCGCGCTCGTCATCTATAAGACGAAGGTAGCCAGCGAATGGATCGCGAAAGTCTCGTGGATGCCGATGATCGCCGGCATCAGAAAGAAGGTTCGCAATTCCGACACTATCGCGACGTGGGATGTTCACACGGTCCACGAAAAGGATCATTTCGAGTTTGAGCTAGGCGACGATCCTTTCATCAAGCATCGGCCGTTTCTCGGCGATCGCGGCGCCATGGTCGCCGTCTATTCGGTGGCCGTGCTGAAATCCGGCGAGAAGACCCGCGACGTCATGAGCCGCAGCGAGGTCGACTATGTCCGCGACACTTATTCGAAACGCGACCGAGACGGGAAATTTTCCGGCGCCTGGGTCAAATCGTATGACGAGATGGCGAAGAAGACCGTCGCAAGGCGCCACTCGAAAGTGCTGCCGATGTCAACCGATTTGGACGATTTGTTGCGTCGTGACGATGAATTGTATGACCTCGAGGGCAAAAGCGACAAGCGGCTGACCGCGCCGCCGAAGACGCTAGGCGCGAGGCTGGATGCGTTGGCGGGCGTGACGAACGGCGAGCCAGACGAGCCGCAGCCAGAGAACGGTGACGCCGAAGACAATCCCCTCTCCCCGCACGAGGGCGAGGCGCAAGACACCCCCGCCCCCGGCGCGGCCACGGAACCCGCGGGCGGGACTCCCGGTCCTGCGGAGGCGGCAGTGGGGCCGCTGGAAGGCGTCGCGGTCTCTCCCCCCGGGGCTGCGGCGCCTTCCGACCTCGCGGCTGGCGCAGCGCTGAACGAAAATCCTATGGAAGACCTCATCAGGATCCGCAAAGCCGAAATCCGTAAGGACGGCGCCGCGCGCGCAGCGGCCGGGACTGCGGCGCTGGCGGACTATCTCGAAGGCCTGCGCCGGACGCGCGAGGCGGACCTTGTGAGCCCGACGCTGGCTTCGTCCTGGCACGAGACGGCGAAGGCGGCGGATGCGGAGCGGGGACGTGCGGCGGGAGGGCGGGGGTGAGCGACACAGACCTGATTTACGACCACGACCTTACCCCGTTCCAACGCGGGGCAGTCAAGTCCGCCGAAGAAAAGATCAGGCGCGCGCTCTACGAATTGGAGGAAGAAACGCACCTGTATGTCGATTCCGTCAGCGTCGACACGCGCAACTTTGCTCGGCTGGGCACAGAAATTTGGCTGACCAAGAGGATGAGGCATTGATGAAAATCCTCCGCAACGGCAAATCCATCGAGAAGGTCGAGCCGCCGGCCGAAACAGACGCCCTTAGCCAACTCGACGCCATCGTTCACGCGCTGGAGATCGAAGACTCGTTCAAGACTCCTGTCGAGGTGATCAACGAAATGGTAGAATACGCAGATATCCAACGCGCTGCCATCGCGGTGCGAGACGTCACGATCGCCCGGCTATCCGCCGATCTGGCGGCGGTGCGCGAGGCGCTGACCGAAACGGAGGATTTCATCACCGACCACGTCTCCGACATGGAGGATGGCCAGCGTCCGCACGAGCGGGAATATTTGGCTCTCGCGATAGAATATCGGGACAAGGCCCGCGCCGTTCTCGCCAAGCTATCCGCGAAGGGGGAGTGAGCATGGCCGAAGACATCGAAGTCGCCATCAACGCATCGCCATCTGCGCCAAAGATCATCGAAATAGACGCGGCGGTTATCGCTAGAATCATCATGAAAACCGCTCATGCGAGCCCGAGGCAGGCGGCGAAGGCTGCTAACGCTATCGTGGATTATCTCGTGGTCTGCCATCAGGAACAGAGGTCGGTATCGTGAGACGCCCCGCCGCCGTCACGCAAGCCGAGCGCGTCCAGACCGCAGCCGCCGCGCGCATCCTCGGCGTCGCGGCGAGGACGGTCCAGTGGATGGCTGCCAAGGGCAAGTTGCCAGGGGCGGCCCAAATCGGCAAGTTGTGGACGTTCGACGTAGCGAAAATCACCGCCTACGTTATCGAACGGGAGGAAGCGGCATGCCCGAAAAGAACATGTTCAAGCGAGGCGGAGTCTGGTGGCTTCGGATTACCGTCGACGGAGACGAGCGCCGCGAGAGCCTACGAACAAGCGATGCGAAGCATGCTCGGAAGCTCCGGGACGAAAAGATCAAGGAACTCAAAGACGCGGCGTGGCACAACGAGGTCCGCCGGCCATGGCGCGACGCCGTAACGGCGTGGCATGAGCATGAGGCTGGACAGATCGCCCAGACGACAGCCAAGCGCTACGCCGTAAGCTTCAAGCAATGCGAGCCCTTCCTTATCGAGATAGATATCGCCAAGATCGACGGGAAGGTCATTGCGGCGTTGATACAAGGGCGCCGAGCGGCAGGCGCGTCGAATGCCACCATCCGACGCGACCTTACCGCCGTGAGCCGCGTCCTGACGTTTGCCGAGGGTATGGACTGGCGCGAAGGCAACCCGACCCTATCGAAGCGCCGCACCGTGAAAGAGCGCCGAGATCCGATCGCGCTGCCCGACCACGCCGACATCGAGCGCGTCATCGCCGCCGCCTCGCCTCGATTCGGGAGCTTCATCCGAGCGGCGTGGCTAACGGGTTGCCGGCAGGACGAACTCGTGCGCACGACTTGGCGCCAGTTCAACGCACGCGCGCGGACGCTCGAAGTTATCGGCAAGGGAAACAAGCGCCGGACGCTCGAGCTATCCGATGCGGCGACGGCACATTTATCGGCACAGCCGCGCACGCTCGGGGGCGACCTGATTTTCTGTCTCCCGGGCGGCGTCGGCTATGTCGCAGCGGCAAGCGATTTCTGCCACGTCCGGCGGATCGTGGAGCACGCCGACAAGGGCTTTCGGCGCTTTCGTTTCCACGACTTGCGCCACCTTTTCGCCGTCGAGGCGCTGCGCGACGGGATGGACATTTATACGCTTTCCAAACACTTAGGCCATACCAGCGTCAAGACGACCGAAGATCATTACCTCGCGTTCCTGACGCCAGCCGAGGCGGACGCGGCGAAGAAAGGGAGGGCGGCATGAGCGTTTACGTCGACGATATGCACAAATATCCGATGGGACAATTCGGGCGCATGAAAATGTCGCATATGATCGCCGACACCGACGATGAACTCCACGCTATGGCTGCTCGGATCGGTATCGCTCGGAAGTGGTTTCAGGGCGATCACTATGATATTGCCATATCGAAGCGTGAGTTGGCGCTTGCCTTTGGGGCAGTCTCGATCCCTATGCGGACTCTCGCCTTCATGGTGGGCAATCGCAGGGCCGGGCATCCGATGGGTACGCCAGAGACGGCGGAAGCGATAAGGATGGCGCGGCGTGCTGACGACACAAAAGACGGCACAGCCCAAGCGGTTTCGTCAACATGAAATCGACGGAACGCCTAGAAGAATATAGCGTGGGAAGGATGGCCGAGCGGTTTAAGGCAGCGGTCTTGAAAACCCGTTGCCGTACCGGCCGAAATCGCCCTCTAGACATGGCGACCGCCGCAATTTCAATGGCTTATAGTTTAGCGCAAGACACGCAAGCCGCGCATTTGCGGCAACAAAAGCGGTTTCGCGTCGTCACCTTTCTCGGCACAACATGAATAATATGGATAACGGCATGACCGGAGAAATGATCGGGCGCGTCGCGAAGGCGATGCAAGCCGAAACTGTGAATAAGCCCTTTAGCTGGGATAATGCCGCCCGCGCCGCGATCGAGGCGATGCGCGAGCCGACCGCACATATGATGGATGCTGGATTCGCTGAACACGAAAAATATAGGCCGACCTATTCGCATATCATTCGACGCGCATGGATGGCCATGATCGACGCTGCGCTGGCCAGCCCATGAAACGCAAACCGCCCGGTCGGCGGGGCGGGCGCGGCGGGGCGGGCGGGAATAATAATGGGAATATTAATCCGTTTTTAATGCCGAAAAATCACCCGTTCAGCCTCCCCGCCACGCCCACCAGTTCGCCGCGCACCACGCCAGCGCGAACGCGACCGCCAGCGCCGGCAGGAGCAGGCGGGCGGTCATTTGACGCCGTTGTGGTGATAATGGTCGTAGGCAAACTGAAATATAGCCCATGCCCCGGCAGTGATCGAACCAAGCGCGACCGCCAGCCACTTGAACACGTTGCGAACGATCGCCCAAGTCATTTGATCGGAAATCACGTTGTCAAGCTTGTTATTCAAGGTGTCGAAATTCCTCTTTATGTCTGTGTTCTGATCCTTGAATTCATTCGTCATGTGCGCTTCAAACTGCCCGAGGCGATATTGTTGATCCTTGATCATCAGGTCTGCCGCAATCTGCCATCTCTCTAGCTTGTCGATCCGGCGTTTCATCTCATGATTTAGCTCGTCTCTGAGCGGCGCACGCATATCATCTTCATTGTCTCGTTCCTCGTCCACGTCATTGATCCCTTGACCTAGGACTTGCTGACTGGAACCATTCCATTGTGTCAGGTATTCAGCCTTTATGTAGAAATAGCGCCAGCACGGCGACGATAGCGACGATCACGGACACCGCCAGTGCGCCCAGCGATAACTGCCTCCCGACCGTATCCTCTCCGCCCTTGTCGCGAGAGAGCTTGTCGGACAGCCGTTCCCGCAGGTCCGCCACTTGTTTCTCGACGGCCCGGATCGCCTCCGTAAGGCTCTTCTCCGTCTTGTCGCCGCTGTTATTTGCGGACTTTAGCGCGGCG